TATACTTTTTTATTTCCATTATATATATATTAGGAAATAAAAAAGTATCGTTTAAATTATTTTAACATTAAAAAATAAATTTTTGTGCTAACAAATTTTGAATTAAAAAATTGGTATTTCAAGCATTATCGAGTAAAATGACTTTTTTCCAAACATTTACCTCCAGATTTTCAAAATTGGACATTTTTAAAATGTCCATTTTCAAAAACCTCCAGCGATTCTTTTCCGATTTTTTAAGATTTTTTTGAAATATACATTTTACACGATAATTTTTGATTTAATATATATTTCTACTGATAATACAGTTTGAACTATAGCACCATCTAATGTTGTGGTTTCAAATCTTCGCTGGTATAAAATGCTGATAAATTTATATAATTCAACGAAAATTATATAAAAATATGTAATTTATTAACTTAGTATAATGTTAAAAAAACATATAGTATTATTTGAAAGTAAACATCATGGGTTGGTTGCTTATTCTACAACCGGAAGTGATGCCAAAAGAATATTAAGTGTAAACAACAAATATAATATTTTTTACATTTTTGAGTGTGATTTATTGAAAGAATATCCATATATTATGAAATTAAAAGCACCTTTAAATAAACATTATGATTGTAAAAGAATAAACAAATATAAAGAAGAAAATTTTGAAGAAAATGATAAATATATTATTATTAGTTCTAAACATGAGGGTCAAGATGAAGGAATTTATTTTGATATAAAACATAATTAATGGGCGTTTACAATGAGAAAAGGTGTAAAATGTCCATTTTCAAAAACCTCCAGCGTTTCTTTTCCGACTTTTTAACATTTTTCAGAAAAAATAATATAAAATTATTGTATATAGAAAATATAAAATGTTTTCGGTTTATCAGCGAGCATTTAAGATAGTAAAAAGTATAATTCCAAAAATATCAGAAACTGAAATTATAGCTCTTAAGTCAGGTGGCGTTTCTATTGATAGAGAATTGTTTAATGGGAAAGTAGATTATAATAAATTATATAAACCAATTTTACAAACGTGGGGAGAACATATGGAAGACGAAACAAATGATTTATTAAATGCTGTTGGTAGTGAAAATATTTATCCAAACAAAAATATTCATAAATTAATGAAACAATTAGGAGAAAATGGGTTTTTAAGTATGATTATAGATAAACAATATAATGGAAACCGTTTGCCTATTTCTTCTCAATCAAGGGTTCTATCTAAAATATCATCTTATAATCCATCATTAGCAGTAACCACAATGGTGCCTAACTCTCTTGGTCCTGCCGAATTATTACAACATTATGGAACACAACAACAGAAAGATTATTTTTTACCCAAATTAGCAGATGGAACAATGATACCGTGTTTTGGATTAACTGGCCCGAATAATGGTAGTGATGCTGTAGGTGATATAGATAAAGGAATTGTTGAATGTATTGATGGAAAAATAAAAATAAAAATATCCTTGAATAAAAGGTATATTACATTAGCTCCTATATCAAACCTTATCGGTATAGCTTTTAATGTAGAAGACCCAAATGGATTATTGAAGAATAATAAATCAGGCATTTCAGTAGCATTGGTTGAAAATTCACAACCTGGACTGCTAAAACTTACATATCATAATCCGAATAATGCGGGATTTCCAAATGGAACTATCAAAGGAACAATATTTATTGATGCCGACCAAATAATTGGTGGAGAAGATAAAATAGGAGAAGGATGGAAAATGTTGATGGAGTGTCTTGCTGTTGGTCGTGGCGTAAGTTTACCAGCTACAGCCAATGGCTCATCCAAATTTATAACTCATTCTATTATGAACTATATAAATATACGTAAACAATTTAATATGAATATCGGAAACATGGAAGCAGTAAGAGAAAAATTCATTGATATGTATCTGAATACTTGGATTATACATACTTCGGTAAATTTTACAAATCATATTTTAGATAGTGGTTCAACCCCGTCGGTTATTACCGCTATTATGAAGCATCAAACCACAGAACGAGCACGAAACATATTAAATCATGGAATGGATATTTATTCTGGAAGTGGCATTTGTATTGGTGAAAACAATTTTTTTACTAAATTTTATAATTCTTCACCAGTAGGAATTACAGTAGAAGGTTCTAACACACTTACTCGTGGACTTATTATATTTGGACAAGGTCTTAATAAAAGTCACCCATATATATTTCCAATTTTTCAAAGTATTCAAGATAATAATATAAATGATTTCAAAAATAATTTAAATAAATTGATTTCAAGTATTATTGTAAATTATTGTAAAATGCTTTCACTTACGAGTATTAATACTTTACCATTCTTGAATAAAAACTCGGCACAACAACGATTAGATATAGCAACTATTAAGTTTAGTTTATTGGCTAACTTTATAGCATTAATGGGTGGAAAAATTAAATCGAAACAAATGATTTCAGGGAATATGTCCGATATTTTATCCAATTTATATTTATCATATAGTTTATTATGGTATTATACACATTATCAATTTGTAAATGAAACAAATACTTTTTTACGCGATGAATGTATACATTATTTGATGAATGAATTGGATTATAAAATGAACTTAGTAATAGCCAATTATCCAATATCAATTATGAAGCCTTTTCTATATCCACTTACCAATAGAATAAGATATTCTGATTTGGAAAATAAAAACAAATTATATAAATTGATTATTGAGAATGAAAAATTACATAATATTTTTAAAAATGATATTTATTATAAAGGAACTGTATTGGAAAAAATGGAAAAATTGCGTAAAATGAAACCAAACACCGAAGAATATAACGAGTTATATAACGATATTATTAAGGTCGGTGAATATTTAATATAAATATCAATATTTTCTCGTAAATAAAAGCAAAATATGTATATAAAAATAAAATTTATATATATATATATATATTATCATTTGTAATGGAATACATACAAGGAGATATAAATTCTAATCAAGAGAAAAAAGACGAATATTGGTTTATAATAGGTAAAGAGTTATGTGAATTAGTCTATACTACTTCTATTATCAATGTTATAATGTCTTATAGTTTTGGTAAATCGCACAGTTATACCAAGAATTTAGAAATTGACTTTATAGATTTACAATCAATATTAGATGATATCATTCAATCCGATTATCCAAAAGAGATAAATTCTATTTTTTATAATAATAAAACTATACAGATAACAGATGTTTGTTATGCATTGAAATATGATACGGTACATATAAATGAAAATGGTCAAAGTGAATATTTTGTGCTTTTATTAGAACAAATCAAAATAAAGCCGAAAAAACATATGAAAAAATTAACCAATGATGAATTATTGATGATTAAAGAATTTATAGCCAACCTTTCGAATTTTATAAATTCTTTATTGTGTAAACCTGCGTTGTTTAATAATAAATATGGAACAAAACTCAAAATAGAAATAAATAAAATTAAAAAAAAATGTGAGTTGTTGTATGATATTCAAGAAACATTATCCGATGATTGTTATGTACTTTTGAATAATTAACAGCCTTCTCTATATATCTTCTGGAGTTATACAAATATTTTTTGATTGAAAATTATTTGTAATAATACCTTTTGGACAATAATATTTTTTTGTTTTATTATTTTTATTTCGCGTTTTGTTATTTCCTCCATTCATTTTAAGAGGGAAATGAATTATCCAATTTTCATTATAAAACACATCTTTTAGTATAAATTTCATAAATTGTTCAATCCATGGCCCAACTAATCTACAACGGTCTGGTTTTGGTATAGATTGAAAAAAATCATTAAAATTATTTGCGTTATTATAATATTGATATAATTCGGTCATTTCTTCTTCTCTTTTATCAAACAATGAAACAAATCTATCAAACTTCATATTGGTTTTGAATTCTGGTGAATATAAAAATTCAGTAACCTTTGCTCTATATTGTTGATGTCTAATTTCATCTTTTTGTTTTGCATTGAAATGTTTTTCATACCATGTTTGACCATTAAATAATATAGAAAAGTAGTATAATGGCATAGGTTTAACATATGTTCCTTTTTTTCTATACCCGTGAAGATTTAAAATGGGACGCTCCATAGGAGCGTCATTTGAAATCGTAACTGGTAACTTAGTTGAAGAATTCAATGGTGTTCCATTTGAATTCTTCAACGGTGTAAATCTTGACCCTTTTTTCAATTCTTCTTCATTCGCACATTCAATATTGGATTTATCATCAAATTTTATATGGGTAAGCATTGGTAATTGATTATAAACATAATTTAATAATGTATTTATAATAATAATTGCTCCATTTCCTTTTTCTAATGGTCTATCAAATGAACACTCTGTGTCACTTAATAAAATTGGCATGCAGGCATCTACTGGTTTATTATTTTCATATATGATTGAAATATTTACACAATCTGGATAACTTCCTCCAATTTTGAAACTACGACTATATATTTCAGTTTTATCTCTTGAGAACAATGTATTATCTATTATTTGAAATTTATATTGTCCTGACGTAACCATTATTCTTTTACTTCCATCCATAATTATATAAATATAGAATATATTTTAACTTCTTTATTCCTTCGTAAATTTACAATGTCTGTGTTATAAAATTCTTTTATATGTAATTATAAATTGTAAAATGAAGAAAATATACATAAAAAATAATAAATATTTATATATAATGAATATAACAAGTATAAAATCGATTACTCTTTACGAAAATCGGGATATATATAGAGGAAAAAATGAAGTGAACCCATTAGGTTTTGATAAAAACTACAGTCTTGGTGAAATGATTGATATCGCTATATTATACAAATGCAATTTAATTGTGAGAAATGGTTATGGAAAATGGTATTTGAAAAAAGGTGTTTATGATGTAATCAAACAGAAATTAGAAAATTCGCGTGAATACAATAAACAATTTTGCTGGCTAATTGAATATAATAATATTTAATAAAACCACTTAAATAAATAATTACATAATTATATGGGTATAGAGTATTAGCCCAATAACCGCTCGTATGGTGCAGTCGGTTAGCACATCGTGCTTATAACACGAAGGTCCTGAGTTCGAGCCTCAGTATGAGCAAAATTATCTATAGTGCTATAGTATAGATAATTTATTAGAATTAGTTCAAAAAATCGTTAGTATTATCAATGAATGAATTGTTATTACTAATTTGTGTTTGTAGTATTTGTTCTGGTATTTGTCTTTGTTCTTGATGTGGTTCCTGCATCTTATTTATAACAAATGTCATAAAAATACGCATTTCTTCTTGAAAACTATTGAAATTATTAGTAATATTGAGAACCTCACCTTTTAGTTCATCAAATTCTTTATGTAAGTCTTGATAAAATTTCTCGTTTGAATTATCATCAGACCAAGAAACATTTTTTCTTGGTTTATCGGCATCACTAATAACAGCATCGGGTATCAACTTTATATTTTCATTTGTTTCAGCTATTTTTAAATTAGTAGGTCGGAATGAATTTTCAAAAGTTGGTTGTGGTGCAACTGGTAAAGTAGCAAATTGTCTCATTTCGGCTTCTCGTTGTTGCATATGTAATTTTATTAATTCATCCATATTCGATATAGCTTCATCTTTGATATTATCATTGATATCAGGAACCGGTGGTGATGGTTTGGCATTCATCAATTCATATTCTTTTTGTCTTTCATTAAATTGTCTGCTATATAATTCTTGTTTATTCTCAACGCTATGTGGTAATTGTGGTTGTGTTTGTTGATATTGTTGTTGTGTTTGTTGATATTGATGTTGTGGTTGTGTTTGCTGATATTGATATTGTGGTTTATTTGGTTGCTGTTGCTGCTGTTCTGGAGATTGTTGCCCAACATTTTCTGAAAATGATTTTAAATTATTCAACATAATTGCTATAATTTCGTGATTACAAGTATTTAAATCTTCAATACTAAGATTAATATTTTGTATGGGTTGATAATATTTTTGTATATGAGCTTTAAACCACATTTCAGGTTCATTATTTTTACTATAAGCAAATACTAATTGAAATAACTGTGTTTTATTAATAACGCCCCATAGTAATTCTTGATTTTTATTATGAATAAATAATGACATATAACATATATAATAATTATTATTTATGTTATATTATATAATAATTATTTTACTTATTTTAGTGGTATATTCTATTTTGGTTTTCTATGTTTTGTTTGACGCATTTTCTTTGATTTAGATTTTCCACCAGTTTTAACATTTGTTACATAAGATGTAATTGCTTGCTTCTTCTTATATGGTGTATATAACATTACTTTATCAGTTTCACTATAGTCTTTTTTATTTTCATCTTTTTTTCCTGTATTGATATTATTTGTAATATTATTATTATCAGTATCCGCAAATAGATTACTTAAAAACATATCTACTTGTTGGAATGGTGATAACATATTATTCACTACATCGATTGTAACATCACCAATTGTAACTTTATCGTTCGATATTTTATATGGGTAAATATTTGTTATAATTTCCATTTTTTTTTCCATTTTTATTAATAAATCAAAGTATTATAATATAACTACATAAAAGAATTATAAGAGAAATATTATCTACAATTTCCATTATTCTTCGCCACCACTATTAAAATAAATATTACGATATTTGAATACGAATTCATCAGGAATTCGATTACTATTAAAATATTGTTTTTTTTCTTTATAATCATTTAATTTTATTCCTTCACCAGTTTTACTTGTTAATAAAGTAATTATAAAATACAATGAATACATACCACATTCGGTATTACCCATTTGATGTTCAAATGGTTCATTATCTTTTTCATATTCTAAATGTATTCCTAATTCAGATGCCTGTTTTAAAATACGGTCAACCAATTCTTGAATTTCAGGTTGTATAATATCAGCTGCACTATCAAAATATAATATAAATTTATCATCTAAATCAATAAATAATGAAACCCAATGAGAACCTCTTTCATTATGTTTATCTAAATTAAATATAATTCCTATTTTGTTTTTTCTCTTTTTGATATATTGTTTCAAGTCAAACTTACATAGTTCTTCTGTTACACAACTACCATACATATCTGATGGTGTATCATCAAAATCGATTGGCGTAGGCTCAATAAATTTGAATTTTTTATTATCTTTTTCATATTGTTTGAGAACATCAATAATATCGTAATTTGATAACCATTCGTCCGGATTATTTTTCCATTCTGGCGGTTGGTCTGGTGCGAAAATCATTTCATCAATTTCTTTTCTTAATTTTGTATCGCCAATTTCTTTCAACCAACAATCTTCTTTTTTACAATCAAGTCTGTTTTTTAATTCATTCCAAATTTCTGTAAAATGATTGGTTTTGATAGGGTTTTCGGGATGATTAGTATTATATTCATTTTTTATTGTTATTAATATATCTTCTGGTAAACAACTGTTTTTTACTGGTGTTTTTTTAACAGCAGGACTACAAATCATCTTTTTGATGGTTTTATTATTTTTATTGTTTTTATTGTTTTTATTTTCATAATGAGTATATTTGTTATGTTTTTTTCTATGTGTTTTTCTATTTTTTCTAAACTGATTGTTTTTTTTACTTTTTGAAGGCATATTCTCTAATATATCAAAATATAATAAAATATTATGATATTTTGATATTATGTATATTGCTGTATACTTACAAATAACTAATATTTTTCACATAATCACTAAAATGTTGGCAATTATGGTTGTATAAATTCATATAGGGTTTCCAATTGAACGACTGGGTTATAATATCTTTTATTTCTTTATTTTGTATATTATTATAGAATGATTTAGTTAGTTGGTACGATATGTCGTAATGTACTTTATTCATATTATCCCATTTTTCGATAATTGTATCAGTATTTTCCATATTTGTTATAATATATCTTAGTCGAATTTCAGCGGGAACATTTCGTGCTAATACCATTTTCAATAATGTTGAATGATGTGTTTGATTAATTGGCGTAAAATCCAATGTATATAAATGATGTCTTGGATTATCTGATAATAATACAATATGATGTAATTTGATAGAAGGAATAAAATGAAGAATGGATGTTTGTAGAATTTTCAAAAAAATGTGTGATTTTACAATATATAATAGGAACAATAAATGATACAATGGAAGTAACATTTTCATATTATTATATAAACTTATAATTCAATATATATAAAGAGTATAAAAATAATTTTACATAGATATTTATTATATGTATTCAGTAATTCGTAAATTTGGATTAAATTTTATTTTGGATTGTCCTTCAAAAGTATGTCCTGTAAAACACCCTGAAATTTGTCCTATCAATTTTCCAATGCCTTGTCCTAATATTCGACATTCGGAGCAAAAAATTATTGAAAATATGAAAAATGATGGAAACGCCGAAAAGGCCGAAAATAAGGAAAATGATAAATTATTAGGGCGATGGAAGCCAGAAATCGATTTCAAAAAGACAGCCATTAAGGTTGATTATGCAAATGTTGACCATTGTGGCCCTTGTGGTTCTGATGATGTTCGAAGTATGACCAATGTTATACGGAAACCACAAAATTTATCTTGATTTTTTATGGAACATATTCATATCATAATATGGAATTTTTCCTTTTTGCTTGACCACCTTATCTTTACTCCAAAATGATTTCATCATAGGTGATTGGTCTGTCTCATCGGTATCTTGTTCTGTGCTTTCTTCGTATTCATTAGATTGTTTATTTTGCATTAAATTATCACAATTACCAAACAAAACATCTTCGTCTTCATTTTTATTATTATCATAGTTATATTCATTTGATTTTTCCAACTCTTTTAATTCAAAATGTTTGAAAATGGATTTTACATAAGCATCAAATGTTTCTTCAATTTCTGCTGAGAACATTGTTTTTGGATTATCGATTAATTGTGAAGTGATGTCAACTATGTCGACGCTATATTTTCTTAATTTTGATTTATATTCTTTGTATTCATCGTGTTTTTTTGGGTCAGTTTTGGATAAATATTTGGAATAATGTTGTTTATTGATTAAAAGCTCGAGAGTTAATTTATCGATTGAGTTCTCCATTTATATGATATAATTATAATAGATTTTTATATTCATTATAATAAATATTTAGTGAGTAGTTATAAAAATAAAAATATACTTATAAATTATATATTTATAGGTATATGGAAAATTGTATAGGTAATACTGACCTTTTAAAAAAATCTATAAAAATAACAATAACTGGACAATTTATCGAACATGGTAGAAGTATAGATGCAAAATCTGATGATTTTAAAGATTGTATTAATGAAATTGTAGCGATTAGAAGAGATATTTCATTTACAGATGAAGATACATTGAATATGAATACAAATTCTATTAAATCTTTAAAAAAATTATTAGCTAAAGTGCTTGTTCAAAGTTGTCCTAATATAATTAAAATTATAGATAAACAATTTATAATTAATATTAATAATTTATCTGACGCAACGCGTGCTTACGACGATATACGTTCTACATTATATAATTATTTAAATCAAGAAAATCCAAGTAACGAACCACAGATAAAAAATATAATTAAAAATAATAGAGATATAATAAATAATACTATAACATTTATTCAAGATAATGATAAAACTATTAGAATTGAAGAATATAAAGAATTATTTAAAGAAAATTATGTTGATATTTTAAAAGAAATAGGATTTAATAATATTGATGATTGTTTAAAAGCCAACGTAAAAAAATACTATTTTGTAATAATTACGTATATTTTATCTTTATCAAGCGATATAATAGAAAATATTTTTCCAAATCTCATTAATAATAATGATTCCATTATAAATTATGCTGAAATGAATGAGGTATTTAATAATCCAAAAAGAATAAATCTTGACCCAAGACAATTTTTAACAGTAAATAGATTTACAAAATTTAGAAATACCGAAGATAAAGCGTGTTTTTTATTTCATGGAGTAGGTACAGGAAAAACGACAACAGCGCTATCAATAGCAGTAAGTCATTTGACCGAAAAACATTTATCTACAGCAGAAAATCCAATTAAACTTAAAATATTAATAATTGCACCAAGCGGTTTATTCAGAGCATCATTTATAGATGATGCTAATAAATTAGGAATATATACATGTAATATTATAATTCAAGAAATTGAAAAAAATAAAGATAAGGGAATTATTGAAAAAGGTGAAGATAAAGGAATTATTGAAAGTTGTGACGCATTTATTAAAAATGATGATAATTCACAATACTTATTAGAATTAACTGGTTACGATTACGATTATTTTTATAAAAATAATGGAATTACATTTATAAATCCAACCGATTATGATGTTTTAATATGCGACGAAGCACATAGATTAATAACCAATAAACTTTTACCAGAAGCTGATTATGAAGAATATAAATATTTAGTAAATACTACTTCACAAAATGGTGTAAACAAATATATAAAAGAATTGCCGAAATTAAAGCCAACTGGCGATTATCATCGTATTACAATAACTGATAGTAGATTTATTGATTTTGTGAATGGGTTTAAACAATCTATTTTCTTAACAGGAACACCATTACAATTATATCCACACGATGTTGCTACAATAACTTGGTTTTTAAATATTATAAATAAAAGTAATGACCAAAATATGCTTACAGATTTTGTAAATAATGGTGAAGTAGATTTTTTAAGACCAATTAAAAGTTATAAAATGAATAGAGGGAAATTAAAAACTTGGATAGATAGTGCTGCTTATGATATATATAATGCATTTACATATTTGTCTGGTGAGACTAAGATAAGTGGTGGCGGAAATATAAATGAAAAAGAAATCATTACTATAATCCAATCACAAAGTATACTAACAAAATTTCCTCAATTTGCTGATTGTATAACAAATGTGAATGGCGTTATTAATATTGATTTTTATAGTTTAATGAGTATAGTATTAGAAGATGATTTTTCAAATAAATTGGTTACTTCTCATTCTAAAGAAGAAATTGAAATGATACAACAATCTTTACTATCATCATCTTTTACCATTTTATTAACTAAAATGATGGAAAAAGAATACAGAAGTGAATATGATTTGGAAGAATTAAAAGAAGGCGGTGACCCCGACAAAATGAAACAGCTATCTTGGGTTCAAATAATATATTCATTAACAATAGCTACTAAGGATAAATTAAATAGTTTCCGTAAATCTATTTTTGCTGAAGATAGAGAAACAAATATTTTAATAAAGTGTTCAAACTTTTTAAAAAAGTTTTTAAAAGAAATTAGTAGTTTATTGTACAAATTAATACAATCTTTATATAAAGTTGCCGTATTATCTGGAACACTTCTTTATAAAGTTAATTTAATAATTTCAGCTGCTTGTTCATCTTGTTTATTAGTAGTGAGAGACATCTTATATTCTAATTCAATAATCGATATTGAAATGATTAAAAAACATTCATCTCCATATATATCTGTTTATAATTATGATTATAACGCATATGCTATTGATAAAACAGTATTTTTTGAAAATATTAAACAAAACCAAAATATAGAAAGAATTAACAACACAGGAAATAAATATTCATTCCCACGAAAATTTATAGAAAATATTATGACACCTTATTCACAAGATGTATTATTAAGAGCTGAAAATGAACCAATTTCTACAAATATAGATAATTATTATAACATAACTTGTGGAATATTTGAAAACAATGTTGTAACTCATCAAGAATTCATAAATATGTATGATGAAATGTATTCAAGTTTAAACGAAAAAGAAAAATTGTACATAGACCAAAAAATTTTTAAAAGTGATGCACAATATTCAAAAAATAATCAACAAATTAATGTAAATAATGTAAATAATGTGGAACGTTATATTCCAAGCGATAATAATCGTTTTAGAATTAATATATCAAATACTTTTAGTGTTAATATCAACGAAAATGAAACATATGCTCCTGAAGATGGAGGGTTGAACCCATTAATTAATAAAATTAAAAATAATATAGAAAGTAATAAACAATTTTTGGAAAGTATACAAATTTCAAAAACCAGTAGATTTGATTATGCATTGATATTATTAAAAATAATAAGGTCAGGTTTTATTTATCATAATAATAATTTTTGTTTACATCCTCATTATGTTAAAACTGAAAATGACAACTATGAATACTTTTTACCTGTCATATATCCATCCACAACTGAAATTATGTATGAGTTTTGTAATTATCTTAATAACAAAAATTATAAATATATATGGATGAACAACGAATTTGATAAAGTAAAATTAGATAAAAATTATAAATATGGTTCTATCATGACTTTCCCAATTACGAAAGAAGATAATAGTAATCCAATATGTGTTATAATATCTCCAAACCATACAGAAGGTTTTAGTTTTACATTTAATCCAGCGATAATTGTTCCTGCTTTATGTAAAACAGCTGGTGATGCAGAACAAGTATATGGTCGCGTGTTGAGAAAATATAATCAAGATGCAATTGAAGGACAATATGATAAGAAAATATATCAATTCTTTGGAGCAACTGAAAATGAAATTGCTAATATGTTTTTCTACGCAGAAAAATATGGAACAAACCAATTTAATAGTTTTAGAGGAATGTTAAGTAATGAAACAATATATAAAACATCTCAAATAATACCTGGAACAAAAGTTATCTATGAAAAAACACTTGACCCAAAACATAATATTGCAAGACAAATACAACAATTACCAACGTTTAGTGAAACTGTAAAAACAGTAACAACACGCACAAAAAAATTAATAAGTTCAACTGCTGCGTTAGCAAAAAATGCTATCAATTTACAAAAATGGCGCAATACTATTAATTATTCGATATATATTTACTTATATAAAACAGAAGAAGAAGCAAGAAACAAAATACTTGAAATATTAGAGCCAAATATTGGTGTGACGAGTGAATACATAAGCGAAATAGACGAATTTACACAACTTAAAAGAAATGAATTCTTTACTGCTAATTTTGCGTCCAGAGTAACCGATAATATTGCTGCGTTTGAAGAACCGATTACGAATATCAATAATAAAATTATTACTGAAGAATTTCAACTTAGATTAATAGATTCTGTTATCAAAGCTTCAGCTACATATTTTTTTAGTGTATTGAAAGATGAAAACAATAGTGGGACAGATAAAGATTTTATTCCAATGGACTTAGCATTTATAAAACAATATAATAAAGATTACAAAATTAGTTTACAAAATGAAATAAATTGTATAATTTATTTATTAAAAGACAATGAAATTATTTTGCAGCAAATAAATGAAGTAGAAACAACATTACCAGTGCCACCATCATCAATAGTAACGCCACCACTGCCACCACCAAGAGCAGAAACAGTAAAAACCATAGAACCAGCACTACCAACAGCAGAAGATGAAAAAAATTTTTATGAAAATTTAAATGAAAAAATTAAAAATTATATTTCTTCACAAGATGATAATATTAAAAAAGAAATCAATGAAAAATTTAATGACCCTAAAATGAATATATTTGTTAAAGTAGTATTAGCTATAGAAATGAAAAATAAAAATATAAATATAAGTGAAATTATTGAACCAGAGATATTGGCACATTTAGAAAACGAATGGATTAATAAAATAATTGAAATAGAATATGAAATTAACCAATTATCTCGACCTGGAATATTCCGTAAGAAAAATAATGAAAGCGAAATATATAAAATTTTAGGAGAGAAATATAAGAGTCAATTTATTACAAAATATATTATAAAAAAAAATCCATTTTCTCAAGAAGATGATTTGGAAATGAAAAAACAGCAGAAATTACAAGAGATAAGTAAAGAAAATGAACAATATTTACAAGCATTCAATACTTGGTTTGGTGGAAAAACTAAAAGAAAACAAACGAAAAGAAAAATATACAAAATGCTTCACAATAATAAAACCAAAAAAAATACCAAAACTAAAAGATATAGAAAAAAACATAATAACATAACCAAAAGTAAATAACAAATAATTTTTATAATTATTCAATAATATCAATGATTGAATAATTTATTCCCTTTTCTTCATCGTTTTCTTGGCTAATTTTTTCGCTTCTTTTTCTTGTGTTTTCAAATCTTTCTGTGCTTTTTTCGTTTCCCGTTTTTCTTCGCGTTCTCTCAATTTCAATGTTTTTCTCTCTATTTTTGCTGCTTCTTTTTCTGCTTTTTTAACTTCCACAGCAGCTTGTTTTTCTTGTTTCTCTTGTTTTTTTCGCTCTTTCAATTCCTCTTTTTCGATTTCATCTTTATCCAATTGTTTCAAATCTTCATCTATAACTTCACTATATTTATTCACTAAATTTCGTATTGTTTCATCTTTAAACTCTTCATTATATTCACCCGTCTTTCTCAGCGTTTTCCTTAATTTCATTTCTGTTTTGCGTGTTTCTCTTTGTTCTCTCTTATCATTATCAATCATTTTACGAATAGTTTTACGAACATTCTTATATCGTTTTTCGCGGCGTTTTTCTGTTTTTTTGATAGATATCTTGATTTGGTCAATGGCTTCGTTATTCTCTTTTTCTTTTATTTTAATCAGATTTCGTACTGTCTTTTGCTCGTCTTTAATCGTCATACGAACAACACTTTTTTCAAGTGGGTTCAAATCCATTTTTAACAACAAGCGAATTTGTTTAACACGATTTTTATAATTTTCCATTGTATTTTTCAAATTCTGTTGTAATTCTACGATGCGGGCGTTGAGTTTTTCTAATTTTTTATCATATTTAATTATTTTTGGATGTTCTTTTATTTCTTCGCGTAATTTTGAATTACTTTTAATGGTTTTACCACAATTATATTTTATATTATAATACAGACTATTTTTGAATTTTTCGTATTCTTCAGTATAATTTTCTGTATTTTCGTCGATTTCTTCCATGCTGGTTTTTTTTAATAAATTTTTATTTTTCATTTGTTCTCTTAATTCTTTAATATATTCTTTAATAGTGGTAACTTCTTGTTTTGCTTCGTTTACTAATTTCTTAATATGAGAACGAACGACCTTTTCACATTTTGTTTTTTGTTTTTCCATTAAACCATCACATTTATCATACAAATTATCAAAAGAATGACTATCAATTTCGTTTGTCTCACCATCTAATTCTATTGTTTTTTCATCAATCTTTTTTTTCAAATCACTAATATCACTATCCAAATATTTTCTAACATATCTTTTATCAAATTTTTCAAGTGTTTCATCGTTCTCAATCATTGGCACATGGATATTATGAATAATAGGTTGAGCAAATTGTCTGGCATCTTTTTCACGATTTAAATAACTAATATATCCAGCAATATCATCCAAATAATGGTCTCTTCCTTTTTCAGTAAATTCACCTTTATCATCCAAATATTTATTTGAAAATTCATCAAACTGTGTTGGCATTTGTTCTTCAGTTGGTTTACAAAGATTTATTAATTGTATCAACTCCAATGGATTTTGCGTAATTGGCGTAGCAGTCATCAATAGTAATTTGACAGAATTCGCACCAGATATTTGATACGAGTTCATTAGTGCTTGATGTAATGCATTCATATCCGGTCGTTCAATTGTAGATAAATCACCACCACCATATAATTTATGGGCTTCATCGATTATTAACAACGTTTTTCTTAGTGGGTCAATTTCACCATTGATTTTTACAAGGGTTTTATAATATGCATTTTGTTTAGATACTAAATTGCTGAATTGTTTATAGGAAATAGGACGAATACGCCACGACTTCGACAGTAATTTCATTTTATTTTTTTGTTCTTCAGGTATTGTAAGAGAACTATTTTGTATTTTTTCACGAATATCTTCATTACATACTTGGTCAAACATATTTTTCCAAATATCACTTTTAAGAGTTGTTCGCGTAACCCATAAAATTGTATAACCTTGTTTTTCAAAAGTTGAAGTAGCCGCAGCAATTGCGCTGCAGGTTTTACCTGTGCCCACGCTATGCCATAACAGCATACCTTTCAATGGATTTTGTGGTGTGAAATAATGGCGAATAAAATCTTGTGTAGGAGTATATTGAATTATTTCACCCGAAGCTCCACCTGTTTTATCTTGACAAAGGTTCTCTAATTTAACGTGGTCCCAAGTAAATTGAGAGTAATGTTCTCGCATATGTTTTTTTAAATCATTATAATTCATTCTCTCTTGTATAGGTTGTCCTATATTTGTTCCATTTGGTAAAACGATATTTTCATTAATATCTTCTCTATTAATAAGTTTATCTACAATTTTCAATTTGTATTTTTTATTACCACCACCATAAACATATTGCCCATTATCTGGTAAATCTTCTTCGTCATCGTAACTTGAAATAGAGAAACTATGAATATTTTTATTCAAATCATAATCAACAGAACCAAGAACAGAAGTTTTTTCCAAATCATATGAAAAATTCATAAGGCGAAAATCCAAATTCATAGCTTTTAAATATAATTCGATCGTGGTTTTGGTATCCATCATAGATGCCTGTAATTTTTCAGGAATACTCAAATCATATATATAAACGTGTAATGGCCAACCGCGGTTAGGTTGAAATTCCAGACCTTTTTGTCCGCATGTTCGTGTTCCACGACCTATAACCTGTTTTTGGTCAGAATTAACAATGGATGGTTCGAATATATGAATATATTTTACATCAAATAAATCAATACCTTCTTTGAACCCACTATCCATAACAATAAAACGAACAAGTTCTCCATTGATATTATCAGGTCTTTGATTAAAAGTCTTAAGAATATGTTTTTTCATAGCAACTGTAATATTTTGGTCATATAAACCCACTGATGTAAGTAAATAAAAGTTATTCTCTGTTTTTGAGAGTTCATTATCAGTTAAAAATTCGATTTTTTTGAATTTCTTTTTACTATTACTATTTTCATCCACTGGGTCTGATTTATAACCAAGATGAAATCCTTTAGCCAACATTGCTGAAGCAATTAGTTTTACACCAGCTGAGTTTGATTTTAAATCTGAAAAAATGAAATGTTTAAAGAGTTTACCGTGTTTTTTAAAGTCAGATTTATCCAATTGTTCTATTTTATTCAATAAAGCCAATAATTTTGGTGAATTCGTTTTCATATCATTTAGTAAAATATCAGGTTGGAATTCAGGATTATCAAATTTATAAACATTCGAAGATTTACTTATATTTGATTTTTTGCGAACACAATTAGCATCAAAATGAAGAATATTGTCTTCGTGTATCAATTCTTCTAAATTATCATTTAAATTATCTTTATGTATTTCGAGACTATCATTTTCTTCATTCATTTAATATTTTTAATAATATATTATATAACTATAAAATATATTCATCTATATTATAAATGTCATCATTAGGAGGAGGCCCATTTAATGGATATTCACCAGCACAAACAATTACAAATTATAAAGACAGTGAACAAACATCAATAAGACGTATTTTAAGAAATTCTTGGAATAATCAACAAGCTGTAGGTACAGTAAATGGAAATAAACGTATTATAACACCTTTTCGTGCCGTAAACAATTTAGGTGATTTTTTATCACGCCAAAATTATGTTTGTGGTGGTTCAAATCAAGTCAATGCGGACAAACCAGGTTGGAAGAGTAGAATTGGAAGTATTATTTCACAATGCGATGGAACCGGCGTTGATGCAGGTAGCGGTAATATGCGTTATGTTCCAGATTCGTCAGATTATATTAGATATAGAAAACAAAGAGCCATCGGAAATACATATAACGATTTAAAAAATGGTGGAGACCAAAGTCATGGTTCTTATGTTGCTGTAATGGCTATACGTCGCCGTTAATTATTACAACTATATTAGCATATCTAATTATTTTAGGATAAAAAATATATAAAATTATATATTATATAGTATATATTATATAAAATAAAATGTTTCGATATTTAGTTACACCACAAAATATAATGAATGGTGCTTTAATTGGTCAAAAATCGATGCCACAAAAAGATACTACAAGTGATGGTGATAGTTCGTTTGAATTAGGGAGGCAAACCTATATCAATACATATCCAAGAACAACGCCAACAATTGAACAATTACAACAAAAAAAATGGTATGGAAATAGAGATGCGTCACAGGTAACTGCTAATCGTAGAACCAATCAAATTGGTGTTGGAAGTTTAAATGCTTCAAAAAGTCTAATGAGTTTTACTACATATAAAGATATTAATACAGTGAGTAATGCTTTGACAAGAGTTCGTGCAGGAGGTGCAGTAGCACCAGCCAAAAAGAATGCAAATATGAAAAACGCTCCAACCCCTACATTTTCACCAGCAATTCCAATGACTAATATTCGAGGAATTAAATATCCAGTTTTATATCATTAATACAATCGAATTTTTTTCGTACTATAAAATATAAACATTACATAAATGTACAACTATTTAGTTGAATTTTTAGGAACATTGTTTTTCGTATACGTTATATTAGCCACTGGTAATCCTCTTGCTATTGGTGTATCACTTGCTTTGGTTATGTTAGTTTGTTCAAAAACTTCAGGAGGATATGTAAACCCTGCTGTATCAATCGTAATGGCTTCCGCTGGTAAATTGAATATTAATGAATTATTACCATATATCATTGCACAAGTATTAGGTGGTCTTGTTGCTTTACAAGTATATAAACGATTTCAATTGTAAATATACAAAAAATTGATATTATTTTATTTTTACAAGAATAAAATAATCATTTACAAACTATAACTAATAAAATGTTACAAGAATCAATATCCGCTGAAAATGAATATGAGTTAGAAGCCGCAATAAATACTCAAAAACAACCATTGAATAAGAAAAAGAAATATAATAATTTAGATTCAATCGTAAAACTTTTTATTCTATATGTATTATCTATACCCATTGCTTTTGCAGATATTTCATTTGCAAATTCTGATACACAATGTGTTAAACAATATATAGCACATTTTTGTATAAATATGTATGATTATTTATTGATTTCAGGATTATATACATTCATAATGATAATTATATTGGTTGGAATTATAGTTTCTGTTGATTATGACAAAATAGATAATGATACATTTTTCAACCTACTAATAAATTACTATAATATATTGAACTTATTATTTTTACTATTTATCAATATTGCCGCATCTGTAATGTTTTGGTCATTTATCGATATAAATATGTGTAATAAACCAACTTATAATTATTTATTTACATCATTGATTATAAAATTAGTTAGCAATTTATTTTATCTTATAAAACTACTGTGGCGTAATTAAGAAAGACAACAATGCAGGCGTGACATAAATCATAATATATCAATAATTTTTTTATTTATTTTTTTATATCCATAACTACTTATGTGTAACCCATCTGCCAAGAAACATTGTTTTTCATTCAATAATAAGTTTGTATTGATAAAATGTAAATTACTATATTTTTTGCAAAAATCACGTAAAAAAGCATTCACCAAATTGATTTGATTTGTTTTACCCAATTGAACTAATTTTGGTGATTTTAATACAGATAGCACAATGATATTGGTATTTTTATATAATTTTGTTAATTTAACGAAAAACTTTTGTAAATTATATTCAATTTCATTTACTGGAACATTCGATAAAATATCATTTGAACCACAATAAAAAATCAAATAATTAGGTTGAGGTTCTACATATAAAAATTTCATAACATTATTGGATAGTAATTCTTTTGTATGTAACCCACTAATACCTTTATTCATTATATTTTCGACTTCCATTTTCAAAGTAAAATTATTCCATTTACGAATAATACTACTACCAAATAATAATACATTCATCTATATTATAGTATTATTATTTATTATTATAACATAAATAGTTTTTATTTCATTTTTCATCTTTATTAACGAGACTTTTGTATCATTCTATAAACAATAAATAGCCCAACTACCGTGATGGAACCAATATAAAAAGAACCAAACATACCGTTAGAATAAGTTGGCTTATCTTTTGTAAATTTCATTACTTCATAATTTTCATTTTCGTTTTTTTCAACAATAATTTCTTTATATTTATCATCATCTAACATAACAATATAGTTATTATTTTTATCTGTTTCAAATACAACCTGTTTTTTATCATTATTCTCTGGATTGAACTTAGTAGTGGAAATTACGTCAGTTGAAGTATTGAAAACATCAATACCTGTTTGTTTACAACAATTCAAATTCATATTTGTAAATAAATTTCCTAAAGGTTGTATTGGCGGTAAAACTTTAAAATTAGGGTCTTGTTTAATCTCTCTATCACCTTCGATTAAATTATTAATTGAATCTACATCGTTTTGTATTGAATAACTTGAATAAGATAAAGGTATATCATTTGAAAAAGACATTATTATAATATATATTTAATATATTTTTTATTTGGCATTATTTCATAAAGTCTACAATTGTATGGTGTAAAATTGAATAGAAAGAATGTGAATAAAATAACTTAAAGTTATTCGTTTATAATATATACCTCAAATAATGTGCGGAATTTTTGCTTTACTAAATAATGATATTCATTTTGGTTATCAATTTGTTAAAGAACAATTTGAAAAAGGGATGGGTCGTGGTCCTGAACATTCATCATTAACACAAGCTATGATATATACACAATTTGGGTTTCATCGCTTAGCCATTAATGGATTGAATGTGCAATCAAACCAACCAATCATAATAAATGATATTTCATTAATATGCAATGGTGAAATCTATAACTATAAAGAATTATACAAAATGATGAATGTTACTCCAACAACTGATTCCGATTGTGAAGTTATCATACATTTATATAAAAAATATGGTATGGAACAAACATTACAAATGTTAGATGGTGTATTCGCATTTGTATTGATTGATTATCGTATGTCAAATAAAACTTGTAAATTATATGTAGCACGAGACCCATACGGAATAAGACCATTGTATTCTTTTAAACCTTGCGATGTGTTAGCTGGTGAAAAATATGAAGATTTTAATAACATTTTTGGCTTCGCATCCGAATTGAAAGGGTTGAAACAATTTTACCAAGAAACTGAAAGTAAATCCCAATATAAGAAACATAAGATTGAACAATTTGAACCTGGAACATATTCAATATATGAGTTGACTACAAAAGTATCTGCTCGTTGGTATATCGAAAAGGAAAATATAAAATATCATACAACCGGATTTCATACTAATTTTAATAATAATTCACAAATATATGAATTAGATAATATTATCAATGATATACAGCATTATTTAGTAACTGCTGTTGAAAAACGATGTTGCACAACAGAACGACCAATTGCTTGTTTATTATCTGGTGGTTTGGATAGTAGTTTGATAACCGCATTAGTTAGTGATTACCATAAAAAGCATAATTTACCACAGGTAGAAACATATAGTATAGGTCTGGAAGGCTCGGTGGATTTACAATATGCTAAAATAGTAGCAGACCATTTGGGAACAAAACATACAGAAATTTTATTGACTGAACAAGACTTTTTGGATGCAATTCCTGAAGTCATAAAAACAATTGAAAGTTATGATACAACTACTGTTCGTGCAAGTATTGGTAATTGGTTATTAGGTAAATATATTTCAGAACATAGTGAAGCCAAAGTAATATTCAATGGTGATGGTTCAGATGAATTATTAGGAGGATATTTATATATGCAAAAAGCACCAGATATGATAGAATTTGATAAAGAATGCCGCCGTTTATTAAAAGATATACATACATTTGATGTATTAAGGTCGGATAAAAGTATCTCAAGCCACGGTTTAGAACCGCGAACACCATTTTTGGATAGAACTTGGGTTCAATATTATTTATCTATTCCATTAGAATTAAGATATCATCCAACAAATAAAAATATGGAAAAATATTTATTACGAACTGCGTTTTCGAGTGATAATTATACAAATTATTATGGAGATGATTTATTACCTTATAGTGTATTATGGCGTAGAAAAGAAGCATTTAGTGATGGAGTTTCTCAAAATGAAAGGTCACTATATCAAATTATACAAGAATTTACCGATAAAAAACTTAGCGAAGAATATCCTGAATTATTGGAAAATAATGAAGAAGATAACGCTAGTAAAATCGATTTTGAAAAATTGGCTATTAAAATACCTGAGTTGGATGGAATAAATCATTTACTTCCAAAAACAAGCGAACAAATTTATTATCGCGCATTATTTGAACAAAATTATAAAGGATTGGGAAATATAATACCTTATTTCTGGATGCCGAAATATGTAGATGCGAATGATGCAAGTGCGCGAACATTACAATTATATTCGGAAGATTGATTATAGTTTGGTAAAAATGTATAAAATATTATAATAATTTTTTTCTTATAATATTATATAATGGAAGAGTGTAAAACTATAGACCCTTCAATATTAAAACAAGCAGCAGAAGACGCAAAGAAACCAATAGTTAAGGATGATGGTTCTAATGTTATAACAATTGATGATATGGTAAAGTTGATTAGTGAAAAGAATGGCGGTAGCAGACAAAAAGGTGGTGAAATGACTAAGTGTACGTTAATTTTAGCAACTATATTATGCTCAATATCAGCTGTAGGTGGAATAATGGCATTTACAGCAGCATGTCAAAAATATGGTGTTACTTTAGAAAATTTACAAGCTGCTAAACAAAGTTTAGAAGGTTATTTAGTTGGTTGTGAAACAATTGAAGGTATAGCTGCAAGAAAACTCGGCGCACCATATTCACTTCTACCAACATGTTCTGACGTAACTTCAAAAATAGAGAATATTACAGTTGAGATAGCAGAACTTATGAAACAAGCACCAGGAAATATTGTTACAGCTGCAACAAATGGTTGGCATGTCGCAACTCTTTTAGCTGGCGGAATATGTGCAGGTATTTGTAGTATAAAAGGTGGTTCAAAAAATAAATCAAAAAAATATAGAAAACAAATACGTAAAACCAAGAAAAATTAATTTTACACTTTGATAATAAATAATCATTATTATTATCAAATTTATTCCAATTTAATCAAAGAAATTTAAACATCTAAAAATCAGTGTTGAAATCGAAGACATTGGCATCGACTGTTTTATTCGCTAAAGCATATTCGGAATTGGTTCGTTCAAAGAAATTGACCTTGGTTTCTACACTAATTAATTCCATAAAATCAAATGGGTTGGTAGCATTATATATTTTATCGTAACCCAATTGTAAGGATAAACGGTCTGCTACAAATTCGATGTATTGCGACATTAATTTTGCGTTCATACCTATCATACGACAAGGTATAGCGTCGATAATAAACTCTTTTTCGATTTCTACGGCTTCTTTTATGATTTCGTGAATGCGACTTTGAGATAATTTCTTTTGTAATTTACTATATAATAAAACGGCGAATTCGGTATGGAGTGCTTCGTCTCTGGATATAAGTTCATTTGAAAATGTTAAACCGGGCATTAACCCGCGGCGCTTGATGTGAAATATATTAGCGAAACTCGAACTAAAGAACACACCTTCTATGCAGGCAAATCCAACAAGCCTTGTAGCAAAATCACTTTTATCGTCAGCAATCCATTTTTTTGCCCAATCCGCCTTTTTTTTGATACAAGGGTAATTTTCTATAGCATTTAAAAGAATGTTTTTTTCTTCTTCGTCACGAACATAAGTATCAATTAATAATGAATATGTTTCACTATGAATATTTTCCATAGCAATTTGAAATCCATAAAACGCCCGAGCTTCGGAATTTTGCACATCGTTCATAAATCGTGCTGCCAAATTTTCAAGAACAAGACCGTCACTGGAAGAAAAAAACGCAATTATCATTTTAATAAAATGTTGTTCATCATTTGTTAGCGTAGCCCAGTCATTTAAATCTTTTGATAAATCAATTTCCTCTGGACGCCAAAAACAATCTACCTGTTTCTTATACATTTCCCAAATATCGTTGTATTTAATAGGGAACATTACAAAGCGTTTATCGTCAGGAGTTAATAAAGGTTCAGTAAAGGACGACATTGACATTTCCACCTAAATAATATATAGGCTATATTTTAAACTGTTTAATAATTTTAATTTAATAATATAGCCGTTTTTACAGAAAAAATAATTGATTTGAACGCACTATAATGCTATTTATTCAAAATTGAATTATTTTCCACAAAAGTATTTTCTAATTTTGTGATATTTTCGGTATTTTTACATTCAAACCCGTCATAATATAATTTAACAATTTCTAATAATTCAGTGTTTTCATCATTTTCAATGCGTTTTATTTGTTTTTTAATTTCTTGCTCCAAAACAGATAAACGAACAAATAAATACGGATTTCTTTGTTTTCCATTCACTTTATATTTATCAGGATTGAACCGAATGAAAACAAATTTACCTCCATGTATCATAAATAAATCATCATACCGTATTTCTTCGTCTGTTTTATTATAACCTTTATGTTGGTATTCATCTGTCTCAATACATAACAATGTATTACCAATTATTTTTCTATGGTCAATACGACGACGGTGGGTACAATCACAATTGCCTGTCCATAATGGTTGGTCGTGTGAAAATCCATCAAAATTAGAATTGATATAATCACGAACAGCTATTTCCTTTGTTTTGGATTTCATTTGAAATGTTAACGGGTCATTTGGAAATGTAAGTTGATAACAATGTTTACAATAACCTTTGTATTTTGGATTTGCCGATGTTTCAATACAGAAATCTCCTTTACATTTTTTGTTGTGTACATTTACCATGCCGTCTAATTTACAATTAATACAATATTCTGCTTGTTTACCTTTATAATTGAAGGATGGATTTGTTCCTCCACATAAACACATTTTGTTTACTAAATCAATCATTCCTTCAAGTCTACACTTTGAACAATATTCTGGTCTTAAACCAGCAAAATTGAAATGAGCGGTTGTTCCGCAATTACACTTTTTGTTAACCACGTCAACCATTTCTTCTGTTTTACATTTTGAACAATATTCTGGTCTTAAACCTGCAAAATTAAATGTTGGTTGTGATGTTTGACAATTACATAACTTAGTTCTTAAATTTATCATTCCTTCTAATTTACAATCTTTACAGTATTTTGGCTTTAATCCTTCGTAATTAAAATTAGGATATAATGTTCTCCCACAAAAGCAAGGGTCATTTGTAACATTTATCATATTTTCTAATTTACATTCCGAGCAGTATTCTGGCCTTAATCCAGAATAATTGAACCTTGGACTTCTCTTGCGACAAAAGCATTTTTTTTCAACTAAGTTTATCATATTTTCTAATTTACATTCGGAACAATACTCTGGTTTTAAACCTTCATAATTATATCTTGGTTGCGCTTTTCGACAGTTACACAATTTATTTTTAACATCTATCATATCATCCAGTTTACATAAACAACAATATTTTGCGACAAGGCCTTCATAGTTAAATGTAGGATATTTTGTATTTCCACAGTTACACGAATTATTTTTAACATTTATCATTCCTTCCAATTTACATTCAACACAGTATTCTGCAGTTAACCCTGCAAAATTAAATTGTGGATGGCGCGTTTTCTTACATTTACATTTTTTATTGATTACATATTCCATCCCATCTAATTTACAATCATTACAGTATTTAGGTTGTTCATTTTCGTAATTATAACAAGCCTTTCCTTTTTTGCATACACATTTTTTCTCTGTAACATTTACCATTCCATCTAACTTACATGATGAACAATATTCTGGCTTCAACCCAACAAAATTATAATTTGGCTGTGATTTATTACAAAGGCATTTTTTGTTCAATAAATCAATCATTCCTTCTTGTTTACATTGACTACAATATTCTGGTTTCAACCCTTCATAATTATAATAAGGCTGCGATTTACTGCAAACACATTTTTTCTCTGTAACATTTACCATTCCATCTAACTTACACGATGCACAATATTTCTTTTTTTGACCAACATAATTAAAATGTGGTTCATGTTTTCCACAAACACAAATTTTGTATTGTGGCTTATAATCACCTTTGTGTTCCTTACACATTATTGGTGTTTCATAATACAATCCATAGCAGGCTCGTGTGCGACAATTAGCGAATTCACAAATTTTTGGCATTCTATATATTATAAAAAGATATTATTTTTATATTATTTGTCTTTAAAAATAAATGTATGGACATAAAAATGTCTAAATATTTTCCATAGAAAAATCTATAAAAATCTATCTATCTATATCATATAACATACAAACAAAACAAAAATGTTCGGTCTTTGTAAATATAAAAACTTTTTTGGAGAACCAAATGTCGGTTTAAGAAAATACCGAATTTTCGATATAGCCATTCTCGATACAGTTGTAACAATATTGGTTGTATATTTACTTTGTTTAATTACCAAGTGGCCATTCTGGTCTACTTTAGTAATTGTTTTCGTGTTAGGTATAATCGCTCATAAAATGTTCTGCGTGAGAACAGGAATTGATAAAATGTTATTCAATTCAAGTAAATAAAATATAAAAAATTATGTATATTATAATATAAAATGGAACCAATAAAAACACTCATAAATACAGGAAAATATACATTTCAAATAACAGATAATACATTATATGCAAGAGAGCAAATATATTGTCGAAATTTCAAAATTGGCGGTAGTCATATTGATTGTGTCAATGTATCGATATCATATAATAACAAAAATGAACCGGTATCAGCATCAATACCCCATATTATGTATGACGAAGATTGTTCAATTGACATCCCATTAGATAGAGGTGAAGGTTCTATAACAATGATAAAAACGTTATTTCAATATATTCATAAACAACTACCTACTATAACAGAAGTGAACTTTGAAGACAAATCAAATATAGAATGTGCGACTGAAGATGAAATTCAAAAAAAAGGTTCAAGATTCAGAAAAAAAGGGACATATGTAGAACCAGTTCCATTATATTATTTTTCCATAGCATTTAATGGTGAAACTTGGTATGAAAAACACTTTAATGCAAGACAAAAAGATAAAACTAAACACGATAAATATAAAGCAAAAATAAATGATTTGTTACATTCAATACAACTCAAAACCAATACATCATTTATCCAGTTTTTGAAAATCGCTAAACCGCCTATGGAAATAATAGATGAATTAGAAAAATATTATACTACTGCAAGCACATTTGGATTGTTTTTTCAATCTATACCAAAAAAAGATAGATGTACACTTCTGCGTGATTGGATTTCAACATTTATGGAATATCATTTACAAGATGTTTTTTCGAATACAGGTTGGATAATTGAATTACCAATTATATTGAAAGGAGGAAAAACTGGTAAAAATAATACAAGAAAGTATTACTGTCCAAAAGGTAGAATTAAGCATACTAAAACATATAAAGATTTTGGCGTGGATATTGTTGATTTATAAATTATCCCGAATATAAATGTAATAATCTTTCAATGAAGGGAGATACATATCCGTTTTTTTTGAAATATCCAATACTTTCTTTTTTAATTCATTATCTTGAATATATGGATATATTATACCCAGCGCCAAAATAATATCAAACCATACATCGTAATTACTAATATTTTCTTTGTAGAAATTACTTCTACCATAATCTATTATTTTAGGTATTATTCCGTGATTTTCAATACTAAATATTTGATCGTCTATACAATAATCAATCGTTTTTTCGTTTATTGTATCTATTAGTATATTTCCACTATTTATATCCCCGTGATATATTTTATATATTGATGCTAATTGTATAATGACACACGTTATTTGTAAAATAACTGATATAATAATACTTTTATCTTGATTTTTTATCAAAAAATCACTTACATCTCCTTTTTCAATATATTCATATACAAAAAAATGTAGTTTATCTAAGCCATTGCCACAAAATCGTATTTGGTTTTTTATTTTAGTAATATATTTATTTTTATCATCATTGCACGAAAAATGACATATAAGTTGAGCTGTATTACGAAATCCTGTTACTTTTTCCAATACATTCAACTCAATATTCAAGTGGAAATTATCTTCATCATATACTTTTACTATAACTGGTTTATTATAATCTTTCAAGGTTGATAATACTACATGAACAAAATCATCTTTATGTATAGAGGTTTCTTCTGATGCTTTTATTGTATCGTAACCTATCAATAAATTTTTTCCACAATTTATTTTGTATGTTTCCATATTTATAATACGAGAACGAGGACATTTTTGTAATTTTTCAATTACAAATCTTCTTTTTGTATTATTTTGTTTTGGTTCTTTTGCTGTTTTATTTTTTCTTGTTTTTGAATTACTATAACTTGACATAAATATATATTAGAATATATATTTATTCATTTTACATAAATAAATCATATTTTTATTTATACAAAAGAGAAGTAATATAAAAATTTCATTATATATTACTGAATACAATAACAATAAAATAGAATTACAAAAAATACAATAATATTGTAATTCCTCGAAAAATAATATAACAGGATACTTTAATGAAAACTAATCACATCGATAATATGTCAAATGAATTAGGAGAATTAAAAGATGACAGCAAGAAGCGTCAAAAAAAACCTAAAAAACAAAATGAAAAACAAATTATAAATGAATATTATTCGGAAATAGAAAGAGAAAAAGAAAAATCCACATTAAAACAACGCAAATTTTACGAGAACATGCAATATTTATCATATAATGAAAAATCGAATTTCGAGAACAAATTTACAAAACCGAAAAATGAAAGCCAAGAAGAGTATACACGACTACTGAAAAATAAAAATAAAAAAATCGTAATAGCAACCGGCCCTGCCGGAACAGGTAAAACACTATTTGCCACTGAATATGGTATTAAATGCTTTTTATTAGGAACTTATGAAAAACTCATCTTTACTAGACCATCCGTTTCAGTAGATGAAGACCTCGGTTATTTACCTGGAACATTAGAAGAAAAAATGGCACCATGGGTAAGGCCAATTTACGATGTATTATATAATTTTGTTTCACCAAAAGAAGTTACTATGATGATGGAAGACAAAATTATCGAAATCGCTCCATTAGGATATATGCGCGGGAGAACATTTAAGAATTGCTGGATAGTCGCAGACGAAATGCAAAATTCTTCTGTTTCACAAATGAAAATGTTATTAACACGGTTGGGTGAAAATAGTCGATTAATTATAACAGGAGATTTAGAACAATACGATAAACCAAATGAATTGAATGGTTTAGAAGATTTTTTAAGTAAGTTTAAAGGGAAACGCTCAGCGAGTATAACCAGTTTTGAATTTCAACGAAGTGATATACAACGTGAAGCAGTTGTAAAAGAAATTCTGGATATATACAGTGCGGAACACACAATGAATTATTTACCAACACAGGAAGAAAAAGAAGAAGATGATAGATATAGAATTGAAAACACCAGTGATAGTGATAAAGATGGGGAAGATATAGATGAAGATATATAAACTTTAGGAAATTATAAGTAAAATTTACCTTTATAAAAAAATCACAATATAGTTTATAAAATGTTTGGTTTAAACAAATTCTTAAATAACTTATCTTTAAACAAAATGATAAATCAATGCAAGTCGATGGTTTCGAATAGATCATCTAATTCTATTTTACATAATCGTGTTTTATTATATGCTATATTGATATTAGCTTTATTAGACCTTTTCTATCTTGCCAATATGAAAGATTTTAAATCTGTTATTGTATTCGTATTAGTCGGTGTCTTGACAGCATTTTTCTGTAAAAATATGATTGTTATATTATTTGTTGCTATATGCATTACACATATTTTGAAATATCCAACAAGTTTAGAAGGTGCTGAAAATATGAATGAAGATGAAGAAGATAAAAAAAAAGAACATATGGAAAATGAAGACGATGAAAAGAAAGAACATATGGAAAATGAAGACGATGAAAAGAAGGAGAAAAAAGAAAATATGGAAAATAAAGCATCTACTAAGCAAGCAACAGATGATATGAAAGAATTTATGGAAGTACAAAACAAGATTATTGGCGGTATGGCTGAATTGGAACCTTTAATGCAAAAGGCAGAAGGATTTATTGAAAAATTTGAAAAATATGGTAAATATAAGTAAATTATAAATAAAAAGACAAAAAATAAAAACAAGTAAAATATTATAATATTAAAATCTTATAATATTATAGTTACAGATTAATACAATTATGATATATAAAGATTACTATTACATTATTTTTATTATATTAGTATTATTACTTATTTTTATTAAATATTTTAAAAAAGAAAAAATACGAGAAGGTATCAATTGGGATCCACTTAATGTAGGTGGAAAATTGAAAGATGTAGGTGAAAAGGCAAAAAGTGAATTTGAAAAACCGTTTAATGATTTTAAAGACAAAGTTACTGGCACATTTACAAAATTCGGCAATGATGTAAAAAAGACATCGGGAGATATATTTGGTAAACTTGCTGATTTTGGCAATAAAATTAAAGAGTTTGGAGACCGATTTAAAGATATAGGGTATGGTATCAAAGATATTTTTGAAGGAATAGGAGATGAATTCAAATATTTAGGTATTGGTATAGGTAGAGGTATAGAAGACATTGGTCTATTAATTGCATATTCTACTGAATTTGTATTTTCCTATGTTGTTTGTGGCGTAAAATATATTTCAAATTTACCTAATTGTATATTATATTATATAGTTGATGCTTTTTTACGGATTTTATATTTACCGATTAGAATAACATTATGGGTTTTATTTACATTTTTAAATATTAATTTGTATCCTACCGAAAAAAAATTATGGGATTTTGCAGGTTGGGTTGATAGTAAGATTTATACTGTAGCGAGTTTCAATATAATGAGATGGCCTAAAAATATTCGTGACCAATGTTATAATTGTAAACGATTGAAGACAAGTGTTTTAATGAGGAAAGCGAAAGAAATAGATTACGATTTCAAAGTAGGAATACCAAATTTATTGAAAAAAGGTGTAGATAAAATGAAAAAAGGTGGTGATGAAATTAAACACGGATTTGGAGTATAAAATATTATTGAGCCTTCGATAATAATATAATCAATTATATTATTATATTATTATAATATAGAGCAATGGGTAAAAAATGTATTCCTGGCGTTTTTTGTATTGAAAATATGACACTCTTCGTTTTATTTGTCATCGCAATTATTTTATGGTATATTTTTTATACACAAATTAATAAAAATAATTTAGTCCAAACAAACAACAAAACTCCAAATATCATTGTTGTTACACAACCAACCAATCAAGCATCAATATCACCTTTAGCAACAATTTCCACAAGAAACGACCCTTTTAATGACCCATATTCTCCACCTATGAAAACAGATGGTATTTATTTTCCAAGAGATAGCGGCGATGTCCGTGGAATTCCAGTCAATGTTCAAACTCGTGGAACAAATATGGCATATCAACAAGTCGGCATTTTAACACGTTCGGTTAATAATGGTCAAGATATGATTTTACCACTCATGGGTCGTAGATTGATGACATGTCGTGATAAATGGCAATATTATACTATATCAAATACTGGAAATATGAATACTAAATTACCAGTTAGTTTGAATGGAAAAAGTTGCACAGGCGAATATGGGTGTGATGATATTAATAATGGCGATAATGTCTATGTAGAAGGTTATAATGATACTTTTCGTGTAACAATGTATGAAAATTCATCATTTAATTATATTCCTTATTTATGAAAAGAAATCAAAAGAAATTTAGAATGTTTTTTCCAAAATAAACTATATCAATAGATTATATAGTTTATATGTCTCAATTTGATATTACAAAGAATATAGATAATAATAAAAAAATAATTTATGATTATAACGGTACAGACATAAATAATAGTGATATCACATATAATAATAAGTATTTAAAAATAAAGGTTTCATATCCAATCAATGTTCCAAATGTTTCATATCCTGATAATTTTAATACTTATAATGCTACTAATATATATATATCAAGCGTAATACACAATAATATCACGCAAATACAATCAAACTATATAATTGGTGAATTGATAATTGAACATTCATCCATTACTGGAACAGGAAAACTTTATACTTGTTTTTATTTAGAATCCGACCCATCCAATAAAATAAACTATAAAAATGATATAGATAATTTATTAGACACTTATAATAAAGATAATAAAACAGTATCTCTGGTTTTAAATAGAACCATTCCATCACAAGATTATGCTATTGTGTATAAAGATAAAGTAAATAATGTTGTAATATTTACACAACCGATTGTATTAAATTATGATAGTTATAATTTTATTAGTAAAAAAATAGTAAATTCAAATCTAAATTTGTTTTCAATTTATAATTCTTCGTATAATGTTTTACAAAAAGCAAATATATCACAACGTGGCGAAGAGGAAATATATATAGACTGTTCTCCCACCGGTGAAAGTGCACAAACAATATCAAGTTATAATGTTCCAATAAATAGTGAATACACAAGAGATTGGGGAAAATTAGATTTTATGAAATTGACTATACAATTATTGATGGTTTTTATATTTATTTTATTAGCATATTTTGGTGTGCCAATTATGTATAAAACAGTTGTTGTTGATAATATAAGAATTCTTCTCTTTGACGATGAACCCAGTGATAAATATATAAGAAATGTTGTTATTGATAATTTATTGTTATTTATATCTGGAATTATATTCATATACACATTATTATATGGTATAACTATTTCAAATTATGATTATGTTATGTATGCCGTCTATTTTTTTATTTTTGCTGGATTAGCATTATCGATTATTTTATATAATAAAAATTCAATTTATTTTAATGATACATATATAGTGAAAGGTATGGAAGCATATGAAGATGATACATTTTCTTTTTTCACAAATATGTCCGAAGACTTTTTATATTTTTTAAGAGATACTTTAATCTTTATTGGTTTTACTTTTTTTAATTTTAAAGATAAAACACAAATTGGTAAAAATTGGGGCATTTTAATAGGATTTGTATTATTATTTCTTATTCCATTAATTATACTTCGATGGGGTGCAAGAGTTATTAATCATACTACATTCACATTTTTAACTTTAATTTCAACATTTTGTATATCAATGCCAGGTTCAATTATTTATTTATTATGTATGTATAGATTGGAAAAGGAAAATGAAATGAAAAAAGGAAAATAATAATTTTTACTTTATAGTTTTATAGTTTTTGTTGTATTCTCAACATACATAATGAAATAATAATCAAATATTACACCTTTTCTCATTTAAACCAACGAATAATTTAATCCGCCCTGCGGATTGACATTCTTCGTGGTCAATGACCGATAAAGAGATAAATCCTAGCTCCGAAGGGGCGGATTTACACCGTTGAAGATTTCAATCCGCAGAGCGGATGAAACTTCAACTAAGTTACCAGTTACAGTTTGAACCATAACACCCTTACGGGTGCGGTTTCAAATCTTCACTGGTATAAATCTTCAGCGGGTTAAAACGTCCATTATAGACGCTAAAAAAAATAAACAAAAAGTAATTGCGGATTTCACGCCACGACATACTTATCTTCCCATAAGGGAGTATCATAGTCGTTCATATTCTTATAATAATAAATCAAATTTTTATTATTATATTGGGCGTTTTAGACCGGCGAAGATTTCAAATGGGACGCCATGAAGGCGTCTATTTGAAATTTCGTGGGCAATACCTGAAGATGCGAAAGGGACAATTGTCCCATTTCAAATCTTCAAAGGTATAAATGAGAAAAGGTGTAAATGAACAAACGAAATAATAAATTCAATATTGAATAATATTTTATCTTAATACAAATTATATAATGTCAAATAAAAGTCATAAATACAGAAAAAAAAAGAAATCACGAAAAACCAGAAAAACCAGAAAATACAATAGAAAAATAAGAGGAGGAAGTCTTCCTTCAAGTAAATTGTATAAACTAAAAGACTGGGTAGAAAATAATAAAGATAAACTTAATTGGGTTAGATTATCATCAAATCCAAATGCTATATATTTATTACAGGAAAATCCTGATAAAATTAATTGGGATGAATTATCAAGAAATCCAAATGCTATTCATTTATTGGAAAAAAATCCAGATAAAATTAATTGGAATAGATTATCAAGAAATCCAAATGCTATTCATTTATTGGAAAAAAATCCAGATAAAATTTTCTGGTATAATTTAGCAAGTAATCCAAATGCTATTCATTTAATAGAAAAAAATCTAGATAACATTGTTTGGAATAATTTAGCAAGTAATCCAAATGCTATTCATTTAATAGAAGAAAATCTAAATAAAATTCGCTGGTATGAGTTATCAAGAAATCCAAATGCTATTCATTTAATAGAAGCAAATCCAGATAAAATTTTTTGGAAATATTTATCCGGAAATCCAAATGCTATACATTTATTAGAAAAAAATCCAGATAAAATTTATTGGGAAAGTCTATCATCCAACCCTAATGCCATTCCTTTATTAGAAGCAAATAAAAGTAAAATTGATTGGGAAAGTCTATCATCCAACCCTAATGCCATTCCTTTATTAGAAGCAAATAAAAGTAAAATTGATTGGGAAAGTCTATCAGAAAATCCATCCATATTTGAATTAGACTATAACGCATTAAAAGAAAATAGAAAAGATATCGCAGAAGAATTAGCCAAGAAAGTATTCCATCCTTCAAGAATTCAAAAATTATTAGATAAAGGAATAGATGTTGAAGATATATGACACTATGTGTAATCTATATATTATGTACAAATGTGTAAAATTAGAAAAATTTAGCGGATTGAAATATGCGAATTTAAGAGAAAACGTAACAAAAGCAATAGAAATAATACCGAAAGAATATTATAATAACATCATAGAAGGTACTTATAATAGGAAAGAAGAATAAAACTCGCAAAAATCCAAAGAAAATGTATCTATAATGGGTGTTTTAAATGTGCAAAGGTGAAATAATAATCAAATAATAATTATTATTATTACTACTATCATAACTATTACACAAAGCATTAGCACATTTTGATTTTCGCGAGTTGTTTGGCTTTTACTATAATATACATCATTATCATTTGTTGAAAACATTGTATTTTACTAAATAATTGAAAAATTACAATTGATATAATAGACAATAATTATATCAATTTTATAGATTTTGTTGATTTTATATATTTATACCATTGAAGCACCAGTTAGTTTTTCAGTTACTGGTTTATAAGTGCTTGGTAAATAAACACTGGCATCACTTTTACCTACTGGTGCCATTTTATCTACGACTTCTTCTTCTAATGATTTTTCTTGTGGTGGGTTCATTGAACGTAAATCCTTATTCTTTTTTTCTTGGGTTGGCGTATATTCTTGTAGAGTAATTGGTTTGAATGATGCACTACGACGTAATAATTCATATGCTACAAAAATGTATAATATAGCTAAAATAGGGTTGGAGTAAAGGAATAAATAAACAGTTACTGCAAATATTACTACCATTGTAATTGGTGTATTTACTGAACCTGTTAAAAATGCGGGAGTTTCAATTGGTAATACTAAATAAATAATAAAAACAACAAGTAAACCAATTTCTATAGTTGAAAAAGATTTTATTGGATTTGACAAGGATTTAATTAGGTCAGTGAATTTCATATATAAAATAATACTATATATTATTTGTGTAAAGTTCTCTATAAAATTCAAAAAATTGATTTAATGCGCTAAATAAAAGTAATATCACAATATACAATATTATAATGAATAATTTTACAAAACCGTTTGTTTATAAAAAACAATCAAAACCATCAAAAACATCAAAAAAAATAGAAAAAAAAGATAATACTAACATCGATATTATAACGCCTGAATACAAAAATACAATTTGTTCTCAATCTTATCTTGGAAAAAAAGGATATACCATTCCAAAATCGATTTTATCTAAAGAAGATTTGGAAGAATTATATAAAGAATTATATGTAAAACCGGTTGTATTAGGCGTAAATTATGGTGGTGGTAATAGCGATGAAGCAAACGCTTTTCCAGTTTATCGTGAAAATAGTAGTAAATTGTATATACCGCGATTTTATGGGATTTCTCGTTATGGTATGCCGAATAAATGCGAAATACAACAAGGTGATGATATTACATTAGAATTTGCGAAACCATTACGCGATTATCAAGACAATATTATAAAAATATATATGGATTATGTTACGACCCCGATTTGTAATGGTTCGCAGCATAATGGCTCGGGTGGAATTTTGGAGGTTCCATGTGGACGAGGAAAATGTTTAGGAAAAGATACGCCTATTTTGATGTATGATGGAACAATCAAAATGGTTCAAGATATAGTAGTTGGCGATATATTAATGGGTGACGATTCTACTCCAAGAAATGTATTAACATTAGCTCGTGGTAAAGAAACTATGTATAAAGTTGTTACAAAAAAAGGGGATGGGTATATTGTCAACGAAAGCCATATATTATCATTAAAATATAGTTCGAGTGTAAATAAAAATACACCAAAAAATACAATTTTAGATATTTCAGTATTAGATTATTTAAATTTACCAAAAAGTTATCATGGAAGAGGTGGAGTATTATTAGGATATCGGGTTCCTATTATATTTAAAGAAAAAATGGTTGAAATAGACCCTTATTTATTAGGGTATTGGTTAGGCGATGGTGCTTCAAAAGGAACAATTATTACTACTCAAGAATCAACAGTTATTAAGTATATGGTTGACTGTTTTAAAACAAAACATACTACATTGTATTTAAAATATTCTGGACAAAAATATGATTATAGAATTAATTCTATTAACAAAAACAATATATTCCTTGATTTTCTAAGAAACAATAATTTAATTAATAATAAACACATTCCTTTAACATATAAATGTAATTCAAGACAAATTCAATTGGAAGTATTAGCCGGATTAATTGATTCGGATGGATATTATCACGATAATTGCTATGAAATAACACAAAAAAATGAAAAATTAATGGATGATATTGTATTTTTAGCAAAATCATTAGGTTTTTCTGCTTATAAAAAACAAATTAAAAAAACTTGTACAAATTCTAAAAATGGTAGAGTAGAAGGAACATACTATATTACAAATATATGCGGAGAAGGATTACAACAAATACCTGTAAAATGTATACGAAAAAAAGGTCACAAACGAAAATTAATACGAGATTGTTTAAAATATAGAATTCAGTTAGAAAATATAGGAATAGACGATTATTACGGTTTTGAAATAGATGGAAATCATCGTTTTGTATTAGGCGATTTTACAGTTACACATAATACTGTAATGGCACTGAAAATTATTTCACTTTTAAAAAAAAAGACACTCATTATAGTTCATAAAGAATTCTTAATGAACCAGTGGATAGAAAGAATTGCGGAGTTTTTGCCAAGCGCAACAGTCGGTAAAATTCAAGGGCAAGTTTTTGATGTAAAGGGTAATGATATCGTAATAGGAATGGTTCAAACATTATATGATAAAGAATATCCAACTGATGCGTTCTCGTGTTTTGGATTAACTATAATAGATGAAGTGCATCGTATTGGCAGTGAACAATTTTCAAGAACATTATTTAAAACAATAACACCATATATGTTAGGCATTTCAGCAACGGTTGACCGTAAAGATAAATTAACGCGAGTTTTATATATGTTTATAGGAAATAAAATATACAATGAAACGCGCGAAAATGATGACCCTGTATGTGTTCGCGCAATACAATATAAAACAGAAGACCCTGTTTTCAATGAAACCGAATTGGATTTTCGCGGTAATCCAAAATATAGTACTATGATTGTAAAACTATGCGATTATAATCGCCGTAGTGATTTTATAGTTCGTATAATTGGCGATTTAATAGCAGAAGAACACGAAAAACAAATTATGGTATTATGTCATAATCGCTCATTATTAACCTATTTATATGATGCTATAGAACATAGAAAGATAGCAACCGTCGGTTATTATGTAGGTGGTATGAAACAAGCAAATTTACAAGAAACAGAAACAAAACAAATTGTATTGGCTACTTATGCCATGGCGGCAGAAGCATTGGATATAAAAACATTATCTACTTTGATAATGGTAACACCGAAAACAGATATTACACAATCTGTTGGCCGAATATTAAGAGTAAAACACGAAAAACCGATTATAGTCGATATTATTGATAGTCACGATATTTTCCAAAACCAATGGATACAACGTAAACGATTTTATAAAAAATCCAATTATAGAATTCGTGAAATAGAAAGTAAAAATTATGTGAATATGAATATCGATTGGGAAGAAGATAAAACTTGGAAAAGACTGTATGAACCCAAAGATAAGAATTGTAGTGTTGATAAAAACGGTGATAACGAAGAAAAAGAACAAAAAAGTATATTTGGCGGTAAATGTCTTATCAATATAAGTAATTTATCGGAAAACTAATATTATTCTTCATCTAATAACATTAAAGCCATCGCTGCATAATTATGTAAATCTAATAATGTATCTCTAATGCCCTCATCATTTACTAAATTAACACCATTCTTTGTTATAGATAATGAGCGTTGTATTTTATCTTCTATTCTCATTAAGACACCGATGACACCATATTTTGCAAACGCATCGCCATAATCGATGTTTTTTTTTCTAAACAATTCAAGTGCATTACTTTGAATTTTTTTCATTTGTTCAACTCTGTCCATTTGTTCTACTAATAAATAATATAAATTATAATATTTATATTGTTTTACCCAATATCCAACATTAAAAAAGACCGAACCATTTTTTTGTTTGTGATTTTCTGGATTTTCTTGATTTATTTGCCTTTTTTGCGGTTTTGCCTTTGGATTTTTTTTGTTTTCTTCCACCTGCTTGTCTACTTGCATAAACAGCAACATTCCCTTCTGTTGATGTTGCTTTTATATCTGGTAATACCTTTGTAGTATTTATTTCACTAAATGATAAAGCTGGCATTATACAATATTGTTATATTTTATTATTTTCTAATATTTTTGTTATAATTATTATAGTTATTACTATTGTATTTGTTATTGTGATTACTATTTGAATTATTGCTATTATTGTATGTTTGGTTGGCGTTGGTATTATTATATTTTGTTTTATTATATTTATTGAAGCCATTATTGTTATTATTGGTATTATTATTATATTTTTTATTTCCATAACCATTATCATAATGTGGTACATCATTATCTTGTATTAATTTTGAAATATGAATGATTTTATTTGTATTATCAACTACACGCATTGGAACCCATTTCTTAAATTTAACATTAAATATAAATTCGATTAATAATACTTTATCAATATCTACATATTTATCCTCTTCCATATTTTGGAATTCTTCTTCATCATCACTTTCTTCAATCAAATCCAAATTACTATTTTCCTTTATTTTACGAAACAAACTATTCATAAATACACTTGTTTTATAATTAGGAATATAGGCTACATTATAATAAACTGGTTTGGAGTTTTTACCAAAAGCAAACATATGATATATATCATATTGAATATCAGCTGTAACTTGAAAAATGGTAGGATATCTATATTGTGGTTTGGAATAATCCATTTTTATAGGTAATGTATCAAATATGTGATTTGACACTTTTTTCGTTTCTTGTACAGCATTGGCAAAATTTAATTTTTTCGTAATTATAGAGTTCAAATAGGGTTTAATATCTGTGAAACATCTATACTGAATATGGTGTGTTACATAGGGAATTTTTTTATTAATATCTTCTGGTAATGATGTTAAACAATCAAATTCAGTGATAGATTGAACATCCCACATAACAGGTAATGCAAATAATATTGTGTCTTTTGTTTTGAATAATCGTGGAATACATTTCATAAATTCGCCCATAAATCCTAATTTTTCTTGTAAATTTGACTTTTTTAAAGGAATACCTTTAAATTGAATTAAATCTTCTATTACGAAAAAATTATATTCTCCATTTTCATTTTCTACAATTGTTCCATATAATAAGGTTCCTAATTCTAAGTTATTCGTAAAATCGATATCAATAATGGTTCCTTTACAAATCTTCTTTTCACGGTTCAAATCAAGTAAAATACAACAATCTTTTTCTCCGAAAAATGTAAACCAAGCATAACACTTCTTACCTTGTGGGATTGCTAAACAAATATTGTATGAAGGAGAAACTTTCTTATGGGATACAGTTTCATAGGAAAGTTCAAAATTAGGAAATCGTTTCATCAAATCATTTAATTGCGCTGGTGATAATTCCATTATGATTGTGTGGAGTTTATATTATTATCCTGAATTGAGTTTATATTATTTTAAAAATATATTTGTGTAATATTACTTCAATTTTCTTGTAGGGAAACCAAGGTTTCCCCTAATACCCCTTCCTTTTTTATTGATTGATTTCCTTTTATTGTTTATGTAAAAAATATTATTATATATAGTTATTATATAATGCCAATTTCTAATAAAAAACGCACATTTAGAAGAAATACAAAAACTTCTAACAAATCAGCGAAAAATAACAATTCAAAACGCAGTGGAGGCGTTAAAAAAGGTTCAAGAAAAAATACAAAAAAAGCTCGTTCAACTCCAGCAAACAGAATTGCTGAAGTATTAAGTGATGCTGAAATCGAAGAACTTGTTGACCTTTTGGGTGACGAAAAAAGAAAACCTAAAGCAAGAGAAATGTTAAAACAATTGGAATATGAAGATGGTTACGTAAGTTGTTATGAAACTAAAAAAGATACTGAAAATTTTCGTAAAAATCCACGTAATTTATACAAACAAGGCGAAGATAAATTGGCTTGTTGGTATAATGGATATACTAAAACTATAGAATAAACTTTATAATTGTGAATTGATGAATTGTGTTAAACTATTTTTCATAGTTTCTTGTTCTTGCTCACTAATAAATTCGCTTTGTTGAGAACTTTGTTTTTCTAATAATTTTTTGTATTTTTCTATTTGACTATTTACTAAATCTTTGGTTCTCTTTGTTGAATAATTATCTTTTAGATAATTCCATAAATATTGTACTGAAAAGATAATTCCTAATGAAATTATTATTGTTATTATAAAATTTATTATAGTATTTGAGAACATTTTGTAATTTAATATATTTTATATGAAATTACATAGATATTGTTTTATTTTTTTGAACGGTTTTTCTTTGAATTCTTCTTTGATTTGTTTGTTTTTTTACCGCCTTTTTTTTGTGTTTTTCTTTTTTTTCCACCTGTTGTTGGTTGTTTTTTTTCTTCCCTTAATTCCTGTTTAACTTCTTCTTTCAATACTTCTTTATCCAGTTCGTCTTTTTTTATAGTTAATGTGTTATTTTTTGGAAATAATCCTTTTGCGCCAGTAAATAGACAAGTTCCTTCAATATAATCGTTACCATCTAATGTAATACTATCCGGTGAACCTTTCGTTTCAGAAGATGATTTTACTAAATTATTAAGTTTAGAAAATATTGATTTTTCTTTGTCATCTTTGTTTTCGTCTACAACAACAACATTTGGTTGTGCTGGTTCTTCTTTATCGTCTACAACAACAACATTTGGTTGTGCTGGTTCTTCTTTATTGTCTACAACAACAACATTTGGTTTAGGTTCTTCTGGCTCTAACATTGTAGTAACACTTTTTGGTGCAAACTGTTTTGCCATATTAACAGCTGGAATAGTATTTAATTGTGCTAATCCTTTTTGTTTCAAATTTTCTAACCCTTGTTCTTCTAATTTTTTTATTGTTTCTTCTTTAGCTTCGTTTGCACTTTCTTTACCTTTTTCAATTAAATCTTTCAATAAATCTCCTCCTAATTTTCTATTATTTTTTTTCGAAGTTCTGTTTTGTTTTTTACTACTATGTGTTCTCATATATAATATATAAATATTTTATTATTCATCCTTAAAATATTTTACCTAAATCACTTAAACACTATTTTCTATATTATAATAATCAATCAATATGCCTATTGTAATTTTAATTGTAGATAAAAGTGGTAAAATAAAAGAATTAGAATTAAAAAAATATGACGAAAGTGAATTGTATAAAAAAGCGGGGTTTAAAACAGAAGAAGGGTTTGAATTACAAACTGAATGGGGTGCTGAAATAAATAGCAAACCTTTTTCTGTTTCTGTTTATGGTAAATCAAATGGTCGTGCCGGACAAGAAAATAAATATGAATTTCCACCACCAATTGATAATACTTTATTATTTGGTTCTTGTTTAATTGTAAATAAACAAAACGGACAACCAGTAAGTATTAGTAAAGATGACTGGAACGCAATATATGAACATTTATATGGTGGATTTGAAGACATTGGTGATGAAGATAGTGAAGAAGATAGTGAAGAAGATGATGATAAACCAAGAACAAAAGAAGGTTATGTAAAAGACGGATTTATTGTAGATGATAATGAACTAGAAGACGATGATGTTTATGAAGATTGTGATAGCGAAGAAGAAACCAGTGAAGAAGAAGTAATACAAGTAAAATCTAAGAAAAATTCTAAAAAAAGTGAAAAAACAGTTTCAAAACAATATAAAGATGTGAAAGAAGAAAAAACAGTAAAAGAAGTAAAAAAAAACAAACCAAAGACAGTGTTTGAAAATATTTTAAAAGAAGTTCAGGAAAATTATTTGGATTGTAGTAGTGAATTAACGGAAGAAAATTACGTGTAGGGAAACCAATGGTTTCCCCTACGACCCCTTCCTTTCAAAATATAACCTTATTGAAATGAATATAGCAAATTTATTTATAAGAACAATCATAAGATTTATTTACAAAAAACAAGGTAGAAGGGAAGGGGCGTACGGGGAAACCGTAGGTTTCCCGTATAAAATTGAATTTAAAAATTAAATATATATAAATACTATTCAATAATATTATTTATATAAATGACATCATTATTTAATATACAAACTCCTGATAAATTCCGTGAAAATATTCGTACAAAATTACAAAAAATATTAGAAAGCGATAATTTGGCTACTAATTTAGAAAAAGGGATATATAACTACGCTATTAAAGAAGCAAATTCTAAGAAAATCGTAAAAAAATGGGAAAATCCACATTTTGCGCAATTATATCTTGATAGATTGCGTAGTATTTACATCAATATTAAAAGCAATGAATTATTAGAACAAATAAAAAATGGCGATATCCAACCACAAACAGTTGCTTTTATGACCCATCAAGAAATGAACCCTACACAATGGCATGGTTTAATTGAAAAGAAAATGAAACGCGATGCAAGTAAATTCAATACAAACATTCAAGCATCCACTGATATGTTCACTTGTAAAAAATGTCGTTCAAAAAGATGCACTTATTATGAATTACAAACTCGTAGTGCAGATGAACCAGCAACCATTTTTGTAACTTGTTTGGATTGTGGCAAACATTGGAAGTCTTAATGAGGTGGAAATAATTGGTTTAATTTAGTCCATTACCTTTTATAAGTTAGAATAAAGTTAAATAATATATTTTTTTATATTTTGGTGTTAAAAATAAAAATATAAAAAAGTCGGAAAAGAATCGCTGGAGGTTTTTGAAAATGGACATTTTAAAAATGTCCAATTTTGAAAACCTGAAGGTAAATGTTTGTAAAAAGTGTGTTTTACTCGGCAATGCTTTAAATTCCGAAAAAATCATTCAATTTTTGTTAGCATATTTTTTTATAACAAATATTGAGTGATTTTTATTCATTGCCTTATTTATTTATATTAGGCAATGAATAAATATCGAAATAATGACATAAATATATAAAATATTTTGGTATGGCAATATGATGTTAATAATAAATAATATGAATAATTTTTGTTATTGAACAATAAAAAAATGACAAAAACTGATTTTTTGGCAATGTTTGGCAATGAAAAAGTATCAGTATATTAGTTCACTCATAAATGTTATTATAAATAATTTAATTATGAACAACTTTTATATTTTGGTCTTATAAATAAAAATATAAAAAAGTCGGAAAAGAATCGATGGAGGTTTTTGAAAATGGACATTTTAAAAATGTCCAATTTTGAAAACCTGAAGGAAAATGTTTGTAAAAAGTTCATTTTACTCGGTAATGCTGTAAAATCCAAAAAAATCATTCAATTTTTGTTAGCATATTTTTTTAACAAACTATTTAGATACAACTTTTTGATTGCCTAATATATATACTTTAGGCAATGTATAATTCTCAAAAAAGTATACAAAAATATAGTTGTAATGATTGTGATTATACTACAAGCAAACTACAAAATTATAATAAACATTTATTGACACTGAAACATATTATGAATACTAAAAATGAGAATTTGGCAATGTTTGGCAATAAAAAAGTTTCACAAAAGTATCCAGACTTTAATTGTAGTCATTGTAATTATAATACAAATATTAAATCAAGTTATGATAAGCATTTATTATCAGAGAAACATAAAAGGAATGTAATAGGTGAAAGTAAAGAAATAAAGCACAATTGTTCTCACTGCAATAAAGAATATTTGAATTATAATGCTTTATGGAAACATAAGAAAACCTGTTTCATAAATACAGAAAATGACAACGAAGAATTAAAAAATACGTTTATTCCAACTAATGCAATTGCAACAGAATTGTTTATGGAAGTATTGAAAGAAAGTAAAGAATTACAAAATGTTCTCATTGAACAAAATAAAGAACTACAAAATAAATTACTAGAGAAAGAGAACCAATTATTAGAACAAAATAAAGAATTACAAAATCAAATAATAGAATTAGCCAAAAATCAACAAGTAGTTAACAATACAACAAACAATAATCAATTCAATTTACAAATTTTCTTAAATGAAACATGCAAGGATGCAATGAATATAGTTGATTTTATTAATTCATTGAAATTAACAACTGACGATTTCGAAAATACTGGTAAATTAGGTTTTGTAGATGGCATTTCACGCATATTCATAAAAGAATTGAAAAAAATAGAAACCGAAAAATTACCTATTCATTGCACGGATTTCAAACGAGAAACTGTCTATATAAAAGACAATAATATTTGGGAAAAAGAGAACAATGATAAGAAACGAATTAAATGGGCGATTGATAAAGTAGCTCAATTGAACTTAAAACAACACGAAAAATGGCAAGAGAAATACCCAGAATGTAGGGAGAACAATACAGATAAAAACGAACAATTTATGAAACTCGCATCCGTCGCTTTAGGTGGTCGTGGTAAAGAAGAAGAGGACAAATTCCGTGAAAAAATAATGAAAAATGTTCTCAAAGAAGTTGTTTTGGACAAAAAAATACGGGAAACATAATATTTCATACTACGCAATTTACACATTTGAAAGGGAAGGGGGCTGTGAGAACCCGTTGGTTTCCTGCAAAATATCTAAAATAGATGAATATAAATTTTTTTTATTTAATATAGGATTTTCTATTGTAATAACAGTCAAATGAGGATACAAGTGTTCAAAACTATCGTCATCAAAATACTGATCAAATGAATTATCATTATATTTTTTCCATAAATAATTTACCATTTCGTTATCTAAGAAATGTATTTTCGCTAATCGCTCTATATTTATATAATTATTTGTTTTTTTCGTTACCTTCCATCCATTAGGATTATTATCAGATTTTATACGAAATCTTGGTAATTCGTGTCCACTAATTGTACGAACTTCTGGAATAGTTTGGTCGTGGTGTTCATCAATATTTATACTCGCAGTTTCATCACCATATTTTTTATAAATAAACCAATAACCCTTTTGTTTTATTTTTTTTATAAATTCATCTACCATATCAGTGAGCATAATAAATTCTATACTTTGTGTCAAAGAAGTTTGATTGGTGCTATAGTAGGTATATACATAATTATTTAATTCCAACATTTCATCAAACCTATTTTTATCATTCAATAGGTGGAGTTCGACATCATTCAATACAGTTCCATTCAATTTATTTCTACCAATTTGTAATAATTCTTTATATTTAGATAAATAATTATTTTCATCAAGTTTGTTATGTGACATTGTTTCAATATATGATTACAATAAAAAAATAGTATAAAACAAAATCAATTTTATTATATTACTTCCAAATCCTTAAATTTCCAATATTCTGTTCCTCCATTAGGTAATGGTCTTTTTATAATAAAAGGTATTTTTTTGTGGTCAAATTCTTTCAATGCAATCAAATAACCATCTATTACATTAACATCTACTTGGACCATAGGTGTAGCTCCAGCATTAAGCTGTTTTGCTCGTTCGCCTAATATTCTGGCTTTTTCATATCTTGTAATAAAAGGTAATGTCTTATGTAATGGGTCGATAATAACACCATTTGTATCACGCACAACTCTTGATAAAATTTCAATTTCATCACTGTTATGCGAATGTAATTCTGGGTGAAATTCACTAATAATATTTTTTTGTGTATTTTCATCGAATTTTTGTAAATAATTTTCTTCAATGTCGTCATCATCTTCATCTTCATCGTCATCATCAATCATTGGAAAATTTGGTTTTATATTTTCTTTACTATCGAGTTTACCGATAATATCTTCTATATTTTCATCATTTATATCATCATCATCTTCATCGATGTCGTCAATATCGTCGATATCATCATTATCTTCATCTTCATCGTCTTCATAATCATCATCATCATCGATTACTTTTGGTTTTAATGATTTTGTTATTTTTATTTTAGGTACACCTACTTCTTCATCTTCAATTTCATCAGTTGGGTCATATTCATCATCATCAGAACCATATTTATCAGCCATATTTGAATATTATAATATATAATAGTATATTTCTAAATTATTATTTTGGATTATTAATAATAGTTAGGTTCAATTTTTTTCTATTATTGTAGTAGTTATATTATGTTCCAGCAGAATTTCATTAATAATTTCAGTAGGCAAAGAACATAATATTTCTTTAAGTTTTATTACTTCTACTAAATGATGTTTATATTTCTCCCACATTTCATTGGGTATATTTTTGGTTGTTTTCCATCGTAATGCTTTTTGATATTTTTTTGCTTTTTCTTTATCATTATTATATCTATTCTTCATATATTCCTTCATATATTCTTTATCATTTGTTGGCATTGTAGTCGAGTATAATTCTAAATAATTATTTTGGATTATATCAATAATATATTGGTTCAATTTTTCGTAAAAAAAGTGGCCAAGAAACAATCGAGTTTATTTTTCTGAATCCGTTTTCCAAGTAGTATCGCATTGTACACATATGTATAAATATTTCAAATTATCATCATCATAACGAACATAGATAACTTCGGTTGGTTTATCATTATTATCTACATTTGTTTTACAGTCTTTATTTGGGCATTTCATACTATAAATTCGTGGTAACGTAGGGTCTAATTTTGTATATTCATTAATAATATGATTGAATTTTTGTTCGCCTTTTTTTAATTGAGTATTCAAAACACAAGCTCCTTCTTCTAATATTGTATTATCTTTATTACCACAAAGACGGCAATAATAAGTCAATTTATTCGGGTCTTCGGAATCAATACCGATATAATACATATTGGAGCATTTATCACAGAATTTCATTATTTGATATAATATATAACTAAATATTTATTCTGTTTGATAATATAATTATTTATAATTTCAATTTTTTATATTAAATATATATACATTTCACTAAAATGAACGATAGCTTAATTATTGATGAAGTAAAATCAAATTCAAAGGATTCAAAAAATAATTCTAAAACCAAAAAGAACTCTATCAAAACAAAGGCACCACGTAACAAAAGTATAAAACAATGTAATATTCAACAGAGACCTTGTATAACCGATGTTTATAATAAAGTTACTGAAATATCTAATATAATTTATGAATTACCGAAAACTTCAAATAAAGGTAAACCAGGCAATTATTTAGAAGAATTAACTGGAATACCAACAAGTTCTGAATGTTTAGATTGTACAGACGGAGAAGTAAAGGCGTTTCCTGTAAAAAAATTAAAAAATGGAAAATTTTCTCCGAAAGAAACTATAGCGGTAACAATGTTAAATAAAGAAAATTTAATAAATGATGAATTTATAAATTCAAAGGTTTACAAAAAATTGTCAAATGTTCTCTATGTTCCTTATTTTAGAGAATATAATATGATAACATATATGTCACCAACTATTATAAATTTAGATGATAATATCAATATTAAAGAACAAATAAAAGAAGATTATGATAATATTCGTGATTTTGTAAATAAAAATAAATCATTAGAAGGTAGTTCATCTATAGGCGTATATTTACAAAATAGAACTAAAGGTGCTGGTGGCAATAATCCAAAAACAAGAGCATTTTATTTGAAAACAAAATTTATACAAGAAAATGTAAATATAAACAGTTAAATTATTGAGAAAAAAATTGATTTATTAATAATTATTTATATATATAATTATTAATATTATGACAAAAGATAAATATCCAAAACCAATATTAAAATGGGTAGGCGGTAAAACCCAAATTATAGATAAACTTATAACTGAAATGCCGAATGAAATTAATAATTATCGCGAAATATTTTTAGGAGGCGGTAGTGTTTTATTAGCTTTATTAAATGAAGTAAAAAATGGTAAAATAAAAATTAATGGAAATATTTATGCTTATGATATAAATGAACCATTGATATTTACATATAAAAATATACAGCAAAAACATAACGAATTATATAATAAATTACAATCTATTATAAACGATTTTAAAGATTGCGGGAATAGTGAATTAAATAGAAAACCAACTAATATAGAAGAAGCAAAACAAAATAAAGAAAATTATTATTATTGGATTAGAAGTCAATATAATGAATTAACAGATAAAAATACAATAACAGCTTCAGCTATGTTTATATTTTTAAATAAAACTTGTTTTCGAGGTCTATTCAGAGTTGGTCCAAATGGATTTAATGTTCCATATGGACATTATAATAATCCTGAAATAATAAATAAAGAACATTTGGATTCAATACATCATTTAATTCAAAATGTTATATTTGATTGTTGTCATTTTCAATTATCATTAATGACAGCAGAAGAAAATGATTATCTATATATTGACCCGCCATATGCTCCTGAAACAAAAACATCGTTCGTTGGTTATAGTGAAAATGGGTTTGATATAGAAGAACATAATAATTTATTTACAATATTGAATAATTTGAATAATATTAATATAAAATTTATGTTGAGTAATGCTGATGTAAGTTTAGTTCGTGATAATTTTACAAATGAAAAATATAATATAACTTCTATACTATGTAAACGGTCAATAAATTCTAAAAATCCTCAATCAAAAACAAAAGAAGTGGTTATAAAAAATTATTCATTATTACATTAGCAAATAATACCATATATGATAAATTTTTTCACTAAAATATTTTTAACGGTAAAAAAATTGAATTAAAAAAACCTAATAAAAATATCTTAATATTATATTCTATAAAATGGCGAATGAAATAAATAACAAACATAACAGTGTAAATAATTTAAACCAAACATTAGTAGATTTTCTACGAAAACATCAAATAAAAAAAGAAGATGCAGACCCAAAACCATCAACAAATACGAGAATACCAGACCAAAAATCAGGAATTTATGGTGGTAATTATCATATCCCTGATGATAAATATGAGCAGTTTTTAAATTTATATTATCGTGATGTCCTTTCTAAAAATGGAAGTGAATATTTAACCGAAGTGCAATTAGATACCGGTTGTATTACAGTTGATTTGGACTTCAGGTATGGTATGGATATTAAACAAAGACAACATACAAAAGAACACATACAAGATTTAGTAGTATGTTATTTAGACATTATAAAAAGTATATTTCAATTGGATGAAAATACAAAGATACCCGTATTTGTATTTGAGAAACCGAGTATAAATACAGTGGTTGACAAAAAAATAGTAAAGGATGGTATTCATATGATTATTGGCATTCAAGCAGATAGAACAATTCAAAAAATGATAAGGCAAATGGCAATTCCAAAAATTGCTGAAATGTGGGAAGACCTACCTATCAAAAATAAATGGGACGATGTATTTGATGAGGGTATAACCAATGGCGGTACAAATTGGCAATTGTTTGGTTCAAAAAAACCAAATTACGATACTTACCAATTAACATATATTTATGATGCGAGGTTTGACCCATCGGATGAAGAAATTTCAATTACACCAGTTTCTTTAAAATCATTTGATATTGCTACCAATATTCATTTATTATCTGTTCGTTATACTAAACACCCAACTTTCTTTTTAAAGACTTCTATATTAGATGAATATAATAAATTTAAGAATTATAATGGAAGCAATAATGTAGTAAACAACAATAGAGCAGCAACACAAACTCCAGATAATTTTGCCGACTTCGATTTATCAGATATTAATAATAATGTCTGTAAAATTACTAATGCAAAAGAGTTGGAATTTCTAGTGAATATGTTTTTGGATAAGATATCGAATAATGATTATGATTTGAAAGAAGCTTATTTGTATACGATGACATTACCAGAACAATATTATGGCGAAGGATCATATTCAAAATGGATACGTGTTGGATGGGCATTAAAGAATATTCATAATAAATTATTAATTGTATGGATTGCGTTTAGTGCTCAAGCTAAGAATTTTAATTATGGTGATATTCCTGAATTATGTGATAAATGGAAAAAATTCGATTATAACAAAGTTCAAGGATTACAAAAAAAGTCTCTAATGTATTGGTCAAAACAAGACGCATATGATAAATACATAAAGGTAAAAGAAGACAGTGTAGATTATTTTGTCGAACAAACAATCTCTGGAACAGGAGTTGCTATAAATGTAGGCGATAATAAACAAAAAGCAAGTTGTGGTGATTTTGATATAGCAATGGTATTGTATCAATTATACAAAGACCGGTTTGTCTGTACAAGTGTAAAAGGTAACATATGGTATGAATTTAAAAATCATCGTTGGTTAGAAGTGGATTCAGGAACTACATTAAGAAAAGCAATATCGATTGAACTACGTGAATTATATAATAAGAAAGGGTTTGGTTTATTGAATGGGTTGACCCACGCAGCAAATAATGTTCCTGCTGTGAATGGTAGAAAAAATGAACAAGCCGAAATGACCGAAGAGGAGCAAAATAATTATAAGAAAAACCGTTCACAAAAAATATTGGAAGTTTGTTCTCGTTTATCTCGTACAAATGATAAGAAGAATATTATGACAGAAGCGAAAGAATTGTTTTATGATGGCACTTTTATGAATAAATTAGATACGAATGTGTATTTGATGTGTTTTAAGAATGGCGTTATTGATTTCAAAGAAAAGTGCTTTCGCGATGGTCGTCCTGAAGATAATATATCTATGTCCACGAATATCAATTATAAAGCATTGGATTACAATAACGATAATGTTAAAGAAAAGGTTGAATTGTGTAAAGATTTCTTGCATAAATTATTTCCTGAAATTGAATTGTATAAATATATGTATGACCATTTAGCATCGACATTGATTGGAACTTCCAATAATCAAACATTCAATATGTATATTGGTAAAGGTAAAAATGGAAAATCAGTTCTTGTCACTCTTATGGAAAAAGTTCTTGGTGAATACCAATGTGTGGTACCATCGACAATGATAACAGAAGGGCGAGCAAAAGTAGGTGGTTTATCTCCGGAAGTGGTACAATTAAAAGGTAAAAGATATGGTGTTATACAAGAACCTGACAAAGCTGAAAAAATCAATGTAGGTGTTATGAAACAGCTTACAAGTGGAATTGACCCTATACAAGCACGAGCACCTTATATGCCTCAAGCAATTACATTTATACCACAATTAAAATTAGTTCTTTGTTCTAATTATATGATGGAAGTCAAAAGTAATGACTATGGAACATGGCGTCGTATTCGTGTTGTTCCATATAAATCAAAATTTGAAGAAAACCCTGTCAATGATGACCCTGAAAATCCTTACCAATTTCAAATGGATCCACATATTATTTATAAATTTGATGATTGGAAAGAAACATTTGCTGCTATGTTAGTTGAACGAGTATTTGAAACTGATGGTTTAGTCAAAGATTGCCCTATTGTAATGGCAGCAAGTAATGAATATCGTGTTAGTCAAGATTACATTGCTGAATATATTAGAGACAGAGTTGTTAAAGATGCTAATGGTAAAATCAAGAAGACAGAATTGAACAATGATTTCTCGAATTGGTATTTGGCTACTTATGGTCGTGGTGGACCATCTCCAAAAGATGTTCACGAATATATGGATAACCAATTTGGACGACAGAAAAATTTATCGTGGTTTGGTGTTAAAATTCGTTATGATGAACGAGATGACTTGGATATTCCAGAAGATGAAGAAGTCAATGATGGTATTGATATTAATGAATTATAATGTGTGTTTCCAATATATTTTCCAATATTTTAGTTGTAAATAAATAAATAAAATTGAATAAAATTAAATCATAATTTTTTTATCTATAATAAAATAATTATTATATATAAAATGTCTTTATTAACGAAATTATTCAATTTCGTATTATTAACAAGTGCGAAATATAATATCGACGAATCGCACGGTTTAAGCCATAGTATGGATGTACTACATAATGCACATAAAATTTACGAAAATGAAGTTCCATTGAACCCGTACTTGTTACAACAAGAAAATATCATATTAACATCAGCTGCTTTACACGATATGTGCGATAAAAAATATATGAACGAATATGAAGGAATAAAATTAATAGAAGACTTTTTAAAAGATAAATTGGATAACGAAGAAATTGAAATTACTAAAAAAATTATAACTACAATGTCATATTCTACTGTTAAAAAAAATGGGTTTCCATCATTAGGCGTATATCAACATGCATATCATATTGTCCGTGAAGCAGACCTATTATCAGCATATGATTTTGATAGATGTATGATATATAATATGAATAAATCAAATTCTACTATTGAATATGCGTTTAACGATTCTTATAATTTATTTCAAAATAGAGTTTTAAAACATAACAAAGATGGGTTATTACTTACAGATTATTCAATTCGTAAATCACATATTTTGGAAAATAAAGCAATCACCAGAATTGACCAATGGCGAAAAATATTAAAAATAAAAACCCTATAACAATACCATTTTATTTCGATTTTTTAGATTTTTTACACTATCACGCATAAAACCTAATATATTATAATTATAGTTATAATATATAGAAAATTAATAATTTTTAGTATAAGCAATACCGTTCAAGACAGAGAACAAATATTGTAAATTATCAAAGGCGTTTTTTTCAATCATTATAATAAAAAAAGGATATAATATAAGTAATAAAGCAATTCCTATTTTTTTATACCTTAATAATTCGTTTGAATAATATAAATAATAAAATAATACTAATAAAAATATACAATATATAACAAATAAATAAAAATTAAAATTATTTAAATAATATAATTGTTGAGATTGATAATTTACTTTTTGGTCATCTGTGCTATAAATGTTTTTATAGTTTTGAATTTCGTAATCTAATTGTTTATTTTGACTTGCTATAGAATTATAATAGTTATAATCTAATGCGGTTGCAATTGTGGCTACAGCATTACCTTCTTGAGCAGTCAACCCTTCGATATTATCAAAATGTTCATTTACTTTTAAATAATCAGTTAACCCTTGCTTATCTTTTAACTGTATATTATATTCATCTGATAAATTATTATATTGTTTTTCTTTTATTTTTAATTCATTTGCTTTACTATTATACGATTGTTTTAAGTTCTCGAATTCTCGTCTTGAATTATTTAATTGATTACGAAGGTTGTTAATGTCACTATTCATATTATTCACCTGATTACGAAGAATATTTACTTCATTATTAGATGGCGGCGGAGGTCGAGGTGGTGGTGGCGGTGGTCTTCGTTGTTGAAAAAATCTTCTAAAATCAAATCTTCCCATATTATATTGTCTTTATATATAATAAATATTTTATATTCTGGTGTATTGGTCAAATTCATTTGGTGAATTAGGTTTGATTTCACCTTTATTTTCATTATTATTTAATCTAAAATTAATTTCGCCATTTATTAATGCGTAATCGATAGTAGTAAACCCAGAAGTGCGTGGACCGGTTATACAAACTGAATTTCCATTATCCCAAATAGTGTTTCCACTACAACATTGAGCACCGATACAACCTTCTAAACCACCTAATAAATTTCCGCTTTTTAAAATATCAGTTTGTTTAGATACTTTTTCCTTTAATTTTTCTTCAGGTGATAACATTTTTGGTGGACTAAATTCCAATTCATCATAGTTTAATTTATTGTGTCTATTTATTTCAATATATTTATTATATACAGCAATTATACAAATTGGTAGTAATAAAATAATAGTAATATTATAAATACTTTCAGGAAAAAATGGGATATATTTGCGTGCTAATGCGACTATTACAAATATCGATAAAAATATTGTAATTATCATAATGATTTTAGTATAATCAGCATATCTCATACGATAACTATTATTTATTGTTATCAATCGTTTTTGACCTTCTAATGCATTATTTACATTTTGTTTTTTTTCATTCAAACGGGCTTGCTCGTTATTAACAATATTTATCATTTCATTTTGTTTTATTAAAACATCGTTTGTATTCAATGATGTCGAGTTCAAACCATTATATAAATTTCCAATATCACTATCACTAAATCTTTCAATAACCATTATTAGTATAATATATATACTAATAATATTTAATTTCTTAAAATCACATATGTTCCTATTAATAAAAATGCTAATGAAATGGAACCTAATATTAATATATTATTTTCTTGCATAACAAATTCTTTTGTATCGCTTTCTAAGCCATCTTTCATTGTTGGTTTACCATTATTTATGAATAGCACATTACCACTATAGTCATATAAAGATGTATTTATCAATTCATTTCTATTAATTAAATAGTTATTAATACCAGTTACTAAATTGCCATAATTTTTATTAGCAACATTGCTTTTATCATTAAAATCATTTATAGCAACATTTATATCTTGTAATTCAAGAGGTTCTCTTAATGAAGTAAAATTTTCAATAATATTATTTGTGTCAATAACATCAAATTTTGAAAAAGGTTTATATGACATAGAATTATAATTTAATGTATTTGAATAATATTGAGAAGTTAATTTTGTATTATATGAACTATTATAATGATTATAATGATTACAAGAATTGCAATTTGAAAAGGTTTCCAGTGATTTTAAATTCGATAATACATCTTGAGAACCAAATAATTGGAGTTGATTTATTGATGCCACTGTTCCACTGAATAATTGCGAAATAACTAATCTAAAATGATTAAATTTCAAAATGCTTTTTACTTTGAATGAAACAGGGGAACTGCTATTGGAATAGTCAGTATTAATTGATTGACTATCCATTAGTGACCAAGTTTTACCATTATTTGAACCGAATAAATGAAATTTTCTTGGAAAATTTTTTGATAAAATCTTGTATTCTACTAAATATGTAGAATATGGTAGTTTTATTTGTATCCATTCACCAAGATACTGTTTTTTATCTGCAAAGGTTATAAAATTTGTTTCATTTGTACCACCACCTACATAAGAAGATGGCAAATAACCATTATATGGGTCTTGACTATATTTTATGCGAGCTGTTTTATTTGACGAATTGTTACATTGCCAATAAGTATCTGGTTTATTATCAAATGCTTTAAATTGTGCGGCATTTGAACTTAATGATGAAGAGGCTGACGATTTATATTGACCATTTTGATATAGTATATCTTTATTTTTAGTATTGTTTTCATCTTTATCAACAAGAATTGAATTATTATTAAAAGAAATATCCAGAGGAATTAAAGATGACATTATAATATTTTACTATACTAAAATATTATGATATTTTTTATTATATAAATTTATTATAATTTTGTAAAAGTATAATATAGAATTGAGCCTGCTAATATTGACCAAATTATTCCAGTAAGCATAGTAGCATTATATTTATCCCTAAAATCACTATTAAATAGCGAATCATTTGTTTTATATAATTCTTTCATTTTTGCTTCTAATTCATTACGGTCGTTCAAAATACTATTATATTTACTTGAAATAAGATTATTTGAAGTATCATAAACTATATTACCTTTTAAATTTGTATCATTCAAAGCGTTTATATAAGAATTTATATAATTGTAATTGTTTATACAAATGTCTGAATTTCCACTTATAGCCGAGCACTCTAAATAAGTTTTATATTGTTTCTTAAAATCATTTATATCATTATTCAGTTTATCTCCAACAATAGAATTACCTTTATCAAATGTAGTTAACCCTTCTATATTTGGAATGGTTTGATTGTTTAAAATAATATTATTATTCATATCTCCTTATATAATTATTATATATTTCTATTTTTATAAATTAATCCAATAATAATAAAAATTCCTATTCCTAAATTAATACTTCTAAGTAAAGCAGTATTATATGATGATTTAGTGTCTAAATAATTTTGGTCAGAACCAGTATGAACATTTTGTATTGTTTGTAAATATTCAGCCTTTTCTTTATTTTTACATAACTCTTTCATATTACAATTTAATTTATTAGTGCTACTATTATTATAATTATCAATATTACAGCTGATATCCCAATTTTCATAAGGTTTTAATGGAAAACAAACGCGATTACCTATAGTTGAATTTGTATTCTTATCATTTAATTGTAATTGCTCTCCAAACTTTACATAAAAAAAATCATTAGGACTATAATTCATAATGACATTGGACATTTTTGTATTTTTTGATATATATATAATGTTTTTATATTTTATTTATATGCAAATTCGGTAATAATTGTATTTTAATGCGGTGGCACTATCACGCTCAAATTTACATATTTGACCTGGTCTTAAACAAATAGCTAAAGCTTGAGGGTCAAAACGGGAAATTTCTGGTAATTGTTTTAAATTATTAATATTGAATTTTTCTTTTAAATCTTTTATTTCACTATCTTCTAATATAACACAATTAGGCACTAAAGCATGCTCTAATATATTGAATTGTAATCGTTTGATATTATGAATTACTACAAATATTCCATCGTGGTCATATAAATATTTAAGTTTTGATATAATTGTATCATTGGGTTCATCTTCAATAATAACAATTAAAGTATCATCTTTTGTTAATACATTTTCAATAGTGAATAAATCTTCAATAATATCATCTAAATTTTGAGGTTTGATTTGTTTTGAAGTTAAATAATACTTGATATATACTTTTTTTGCGTTTTTATTATGATTGAGTAACATATCTAATTGTTCATTATTATACATAGCATCAATTTCATTAATACTAAATTCATTATATTCATTTACATCAAAATTTTGATAACCCAATAATTCTAATATTGTTCTTCGTGATTTATATATACTTAAAATACGATTACTTGTTGTAGACATTATATAAATAATAATATATTCTTTTATTTACTTTAATTAATTTATTTTATAGTTCAATTTTCTAAAAAAAATAATTTACAATATAAATTATTTTTCTTTACACATGTGTATGATATCTATATTTTTTTAATAACCAATTTATTAAAATCAACAGGTTCTTGTTTTTCAGGAATTTTACCACCTTCTGTATGATTAGACGGTTTTACATGACTATTATTAACTGGATTACTTGCTATTGCTAAATCGGTTATTGTATTCATGTTTTGTTGTCTATTTGATATAGTATTATTATTACTATTATTAATAGTTTCATCATTAGGTTCACCACTTGAGAAATCACTGCCGCCATTCATAATTTTAAATACAGGAGCAAAATTAATAGCCGGTGTTCCTTGTTGTCCACCATTCATTGAAACTGGCGTTGATTGTGGTTGGGGTTCGTTTGTATAGTATGGGGCGTTTTCGGTTGCTGTATTTTCATTATAAGTAAAATCACCAGGTCTATAAATTTCTATACTTCTAACTACTTTAATTGTATCTTTATCATCCAATCCTTCTATGTTATCAGTAGTAATAGTAATAAATCGGTCTCCTACATTTTTTATTTTCCAAATTCTATTGGGTAAAAAGTCACCACGAAATAATACTTCTTCACCAGTAGAATATGTTTCTACAAGATTATCATTTAATATTTTATCCTCTTTTTTTTTTAAATAGTTAGTTAATAATCGTTTATCTCTTTCTGGTAAATTTTCAAAATCTTTTCTTGCATTGCTACTTGATGGTGGTGACATACTGGGTGTTCTTGGACCATCCACCTGTGTAGAAAATGGATTGTATGCAGGACTATCCTCTTCTTTTCGCTGCAATTCTTCTTCTTGTGATGATTGATAAGCAGGTGAAGTATCTGGATAACCCGGACTGTCGGTATTATAAAATATGTTCTCTATTTCTTCATCAATGAATTTCGGTGTTAATAAATTATTATTAATATTGGCTTGTTGTTTTCTTAATGTAAGTTTTATTTCATTAACTATTTCCTGTGGTTCAATATTTTTAGTAAACATCAATTTATCAATATTATTAGAATATGTCATGTTCTCTAATTGTTCAATATTATCTTCTGTAATAATACGCATTTGAACATTAATAGTTTGTAATTCTTGAATTAATAGTTTTAAAGTATATGGAATACAAACTACACTAAAATTACGCCCGTATTTTGTTACATTATCAATTCGCATATCATTATCAGTTAATGAACCAACGAATTTGATTGGACCATCTGCCATAGGACTAATAAATATATTTTTTGAAGGATTATATATAGCCAATAAACCAGTTTTATTACAAATTGCCATATAATATTTATCACCTCGTTCCATCATAGATTCTCGTAAAAATTCAGCTGCGCCGTGTGAAATAACAGAATCGCGTTCCATTTCACCGATACGCAACCCACCATCATTTGCTCTACCTGATACAGGTTGTTTTGTCAATGCGGTTCTTGGTCCTAAAGCACGATAATTAATTTTATCTTTTACCATATGTTTCAGCCGCATGTAATAGTTAGGACCTATGAAGATTTCACTTTCAATTTGTTCTCCTGTCATACCATTATATAGTAATTCGTTACCACTTGAATGAAACCCTACTTTTGGTAATAATTCACCAAATACACCTACTTTTGAACCTTTATTATTAAACGCAGTGCAATCACTAAATCCACCATATAATGTTGCTGCTTTACCAATAATACATTCAACTAAATGTCCAATTGTCATACGAGATGGTATAGCGTGTGGATTAATAATCATATCAGGGCGTAATCCATCTTTTGTAAAAGGCATATCTTCTTCTGGAATTACCAACCCAATCGTACCTTTTTGCCCGGAGCGTGAAGCC